CCTGCGGGCGGCAGAGGTGCAGGCCGTTGCGGCAGGGCACGAGGGGCCCCGACACGCTGCGCCAGCGTCCCGGCGTCCAGCGGCCCGTGCCGCCGTGCATCGAGCGGCCGTCCTCGCGGGTCACCTTGTACAGCGTCACGCCGCCCCGCCCCGTCACCATGCCCAGGCCCACCCGGCCGCGAAGGCGTAGGCGAGCGCGTGGGCCGCGACCCCGGCGGCCGCCGCCACGGCGAGCGACATCAGCGCGATCGCGGCGAGCGCCAGCAGTATCGTGGCCAGGTCCCGCAGAGTCCCCATCGATCACTCCTGTTGAGGGCTGCCCCATCGTAGCGCACCGGGTCCCGGGAGTTCTAGCCTCATTCGGCGGCCTCTCCGGCGATCCGGCGGGCGTCCCGGAGGAGCTCGTCGACCGGCACCCCGATCTCGACCGACAGGCGCTCGAGGCGCTGCCGGAGCATGACCTCGGTCCGGTCCGTCGACTCCCCGACCTCGAGCCGGTACTTGTCGAGCCCGAGCGCCGCCGTCCGCATGTACGAGAGCCAGTCGCGCGCCGGGGCCTCGGGGTACACGACGCGGTCCGCGTCCTGGCCGACGAAGTCCACGTGCGGCAGGTGCACGCGGTCGAGGGCGTCCATCGCGACCTCGAGGAACTTCTGCCGGACGGCCGCCCGAAGGGCCGCCGCGTTCGATGCCCGCGCGATCGCGCCCATGACCGCGATCTCCCGCCTGCGCGTCCACTCGCCCTCGGGCAGCGCGGGCAGCCTCGCGCGCGACAGGGCCGCGGCTATATCCCTGGCGTCCGGCGAGGGGACCGGTTCCAGCGAGCCGGGCTCCCACCGCAGGTCGTCGGGGTCGATCACGGGGTCGTCGAACTTGTCCGGCGGCTCGCCCCGGACCGGCACCGTCAGCGGGTCGACCCCCTGGGCGGACGCCACCGCGGACACCAGCCTGGCCCATGCCTTGATGCTCCCGGCGGGGATGCCGGTGGCCTCGCTGGCCGCCTTGGCACCGACGCTGAAGCAGAGCCTGACGGCCTCCGCCTTCTGCTCCTGGGTCCACTTCGGGGATGCCACGGGCTGCCTCGCGCGCCTCCTACAGGTTGTTGACGCCGTCCGACGCCCACGCGACGTGGACCCACGCGACGTTGACCGTTGCCGTCGCAGTCCACCACCGCGGGCCCGGGCCGGGCGCGGGCGCCGCCGGGGGCGCGGGCGGGCGGGGCGGGTCCACGGGGATGCCCGCCTCGGCCAGCCTGGCCCGGGCGGCGTCCCGCTCGAACGGGGACTCGTCGGCGTGGGCCATCGCCCTGAGGGCGGCGATCCTGGAGTCGTTCACCACGCTATCCTACGGCCCCCGGGCCGCCAGCGGTAGAGCGGGGGCGCCGCGCGAGCAGGATCGCGCCGAGCTCGTCCATCGTCACCTCGCGGGCACCGGCGGCGACCGCCGCGCGACGCTTCGCCAGGGAGATGTCGAAGTGCTCGTGCGGCGTCCCGGCCTTCTGGAGCCAGAGCCGGTTCAGCCCGATCCGGTCGGCCATCGCCAGCAGCTCCCCGGTCGTGTCCGCGATCATGTGGCACATGACCATCCGCCCGAGCGGGGCGCGCATGTCGTCCACGTAGACGGTCACGGAGCGGGCTCCCACTCCCAGAGCCCGAGGGACCCGCGGGCCGGGACCGGCTCCGGGTAGGCGGCCGGGTCGCGGAGGTGCCACGCCCAGCGCAACGAGGAGTAGTCGCCGAGTTCGAACTCCAGCGCCGCGAGCTTCCAGACTGCCTCCTGGGTCGGTTGGCACCCGGTCACCGTGACCTCCCCGATCACGGCGCCGCGTGGGAGGGAGTCGGGGGGGACCGGGAGGACGCCGCGCAGGTGCAGGTCGGCCGCCAGCTCCCGGTCGTACGCCGTCCAGCCCTTCGCTGCGTGGACCGCGATGCGCGTCTCCGCGATGATGCGGGGCCGCCACGAGCGAGTCTCGACGCGCTTGACGCCGAGGACCACGAGCGACGCCCACGGCTGGGTCAGGGTCAGCGCCTTCACCTCGGCTCCTCGATCCGCTCCGGGACCGCGTAGACGTGCAGGCCGCCCCGGTGCGACTCCCGCCAGCAGAGCATCGTGAACATCCGGTTCCCGTCCAGGGCCGCGACCAGCGACTCGTTCCCCGACCAGCCGCCGGTCACGAGCCGGTAGCGGCGCTCCAGCGTGCGCGACCCGCGGAACGGGCGGCTCAGCCTCGGGGCGGCCTGGAACATGTCGGGCCAGTGCCACGCCCGGCCGACGTACGCGAGCAGCGCCGTGCAGTCGTCGGGCGTCTTGACCGGCCAGCGCCGGACCGCCCGGAGCGTCGCCTCCGTCGGGTATCCGTCCGCATCGAACGTCGGCTCGCTCACGGGACGCGCCTCGTGACCATCAGGCGGCCGTCCTTGAGGAACCGCCAGCGCGTGATCGTGATCGCCCCGTCCGAGGGGAGGGGGGTCGCGACCCACGCGCCGCTCGCCGGGTTGCGGCGGGCCAGCTCGAACTCCTCCTCTCGGGCCGGTCCCGGGACGTGCCCCCGGACCGCGGCGATGATCGCGTCGGCCCACGCCTCGGCGTCCCGCTCGGCGTCGGGGCCGTCCCACGGGAGGTGCGCGGTCCACTCGTGGGGCCCGCCCTCGTCGCACGTCAGGTCGTGGACGGCCTTCCAGACGGCCTGCTGCAACTCGTTCACCGCTTCGCTACCTCCGGGCACCCGGCGACGTGGCTGGTCAGGACCGTGCTCTGGCAGCACCGCCGGAGGATGCCGCCGCACTCCGCGCAGACCCGGTCCGTCGGCTGGGCGCCGCGGTGGCCGCACGCCTCCTGCTGGGCGATCGTCTTAGGCACGGGGGTACTCCTTCCTCGCCCAGAGGGCGTCCGGGATGCGGCCCCGGAGGCCGGAGCGCGGCCCCGAGTCCTGCTTGACGAACAGCGCGACCCCGGCGGCGTCGGCCTGCGCGGCGATCGACGCGAGCCACGCCGGGTCCATCTCGCGGCGCCCCGGCCCGGACTCGCCGCCGACGATGATCCAGTCGATCCCCTCCAGCGCTGGCCTGCCCAGCCGCTCCCGGAGGTCCGGCGCGTTGGTCGCGTCCGAGAACTCGATCGGCCCGAGCAGCGGCTCGACCGAGAGGAACCGGACGGCCGCCGGGGTGTCGAGGAGCGGGGGGAGCCGGACGTCCGCCCAGTGCTGGTTCTCGACCGACGTGCCGAGCCAGACGTTCCGGAGGCGGACGCCGTCGAGCCCGTCGTCGGCGAACTCCGACCGCATCTCCATGCCGGTCATCCGGGCCGCCTCGGCCAGCCGGAGCATCAGGCGCCCGAGCGTGGCCGGGTCGGAGAGGTAGCCGCGCATCCGCTCCGGCCGCTTCGTGAGCACGAGGAACCGGTGGTGGCTGGCGAGCGCCATCGTGAGGAACACGCGGTCGAGGTACTGGTACGGCACGAGTTCGTGGAACAGGTCCGACATCGAGTTGACGAACACGCGCGAGGGCTTGCGCCAGCGGAGCGGCTGGTCGAGCCGGTCTGGCCTGAGCACGACGTTGACGGCGGCGTTCTCCGGCGTCCACGGGAGGCCCGTGTACCCCGGCTTGCCGACGAGCCGCGTCGTCGCGAGGCGCTCGGCGTAGCAGTGCGCGCAGCCCGGGCTCACCTTCGAGCACCCGGTGACGGGGTTCCACACCTCGTCGGCCCACTCGATCTTGGTGCCCATCAGCCTTCCTGCCTCCCGTCCTCGTTCGCCAACTCGATCAGCACGTCGGCGTGGCACGGCGCGTCGAGCGGGCACCAGCACGCGAGGTCGCGGCCGCGGAGGGGCGCGAGGTCGGGGCGCTGGGGGATGACCAGCGGGTCCTTGAGCGCGATCACGAGCCCCAGACCGGCGACGAGGTCGGCGATCGGCCGCCGGGTCCCGTCGCTGAACTCGACCTCCGACTTGGGCATCCCCGGGACCCGCGGCTCCGGCCACGTGACGGAGATCGGGAAGTCCTCCGCCCGCGCCCCCGCGATCCACCAGCGGAACATCGTGACCGCCATCGCGCGGCGGCCCGCCTCGTCGGCGCGCTCCCCGACGGCGAGGGCGAACCAGACGGCCCGGTCGCCCTCCCACGTGAACGGGTTGCCCCACGGCGACGGTCGAGAGACGATCACGGTATTCGCCGGAAGCCTCCAGCCCTTCGTGCGTTGCCTTTGAATACGCTTCGGCACGCTTACAACGGGTAGACTACTCGACATGGACACACCCCCACTCGACGGCGGTATTTGCTCCGAACCGGGATGCGGGAAGCCGACTAGGGCCCGGGGTTTCTGCGTAGCCTGCTACTACCGGAAACTGCGCCACGGCGATCTGGAGTCGGGCACACCGACCCGTCGGTGGAAGCACCGGCTTAGTCAGGACGACCCGGCTACCCGGACTGCGGTTTGTGCCACGTGCGGCCCTACGCGTATCCGTCGGCGCGGCCGACGCGGCGAAGGGACTTCCGGCTGGCGCTGCGTCGACCCGGACAGCGCCGAGCGCGGTCGTCTGTACAAGCGCGCCTACCGGGCCGGGAAGCGTGCGGGGATGACGGATGCCTGCGAGATATGCGGCGCGACCGAAGGGCTCCGCTGGGATCATAGTCACAAGACGGGGCTCTATCGCGGGACCCTCTGCAATACCTGCAATATGGGCCTCGGATCGTTCGGCGACGACGTCGAGCGACTCCGGGCCGCCGTCCGATACGTCGAGGAGCGCGGTGCCTAGATGGATGCGGCTAGCCACGGCGGCCCCCGATCTTCGCCTCGGCGCGCTCGCGCATCCGGTCGAGGACGCGGTCCACGAGCGCGTCGAGCGGGTCGACGACGACCTCGGCCACGGCGACCTCCCTCTCCACGTCGGGGGCGGCCGCGAGGCAGCGTGGGCAGACCGCGCCCGGGAGGTAGTGGTCGGGCGTGTCGCCGTACCACGCCGCGAGCGGCCGGGCGACCTCCCACCTTAGGCCACCGCTCGGCCACGTCCTGGAGCGCGCCGGTCCGAGGCACGCCGCGACGGGCCGCCGGAATCCGTCCTCGATGCCCGTGACCCGGTGCCACGGCCCGACCTCTACGCGGGGCGGGCGCTGCTTCGGCCTCGGGCCGGTGCGCTCGCGGAACCAGACCCCGGCCCAGTCGTCGGCGGAGAGGATCGCGCCGGGGTCGGCGCCGTCGTCTCTAGGCACCGGGGGCCCAGGCCTTCCCGAACTCGTCGATCAGCGGGTGGCGGGTATCGACCTTCGCCTTGAGGCCGCAGACTGTGCAGCCGCCCGTGTAGTGGACCTCGACGTCGTCGCCCCCGGTGAACACGCCGAGATCCCAGTCCTCGCGGAACGTCCGCAGCCCCTCTAGGTCGACCGTCTTGGACGCCTCGGCCCGGAGCGCGTCGAACTCCTCCACTGGCACCTTGCCGTACGCCTCCGCGACGGCTGCCTGCTGGCCCGCCTTCTCGTCCTCGGCGCGCGCGCGGCAACGGGGGCACACGGCCCAGTTATTCGCGGACATGACTCTCCTCCTCGGGCAGGACCGGCGCCCAGCCGTCCTGCCACTGGCTCTGGATGAAGCACGCGATCGCGTCGCGCTCGATGTCGCGGACGCGCTTCGTCGCCTTGTCCTGCAGCGACCGCGGCGCCCCCGCCCAGATCAGGTCGTGGAGCAGCTCGTGCCACCCCTCGTGGACGCCCGTCTTGTCGTCGACGTGGCGGCAGACGTACCGCTCGGCGATCTCGCGCGCCGCGCCCTGCTCGCGCCGGATGCGGGCCTCCGCGACCGCGGGGTCGTACCCGCGCCCAAACGCGAAGTCGCCGGGCAGGTAGCGCGGGCGGCCCGGGGGCGTGCTCACGCCGACTCGGACCGGGCGGCGCTTGCGGCGGAACAGGCTCACCACGTCACCACCGCCTCGGAGGGGTGCGGGATCAGGAGCCACGTAGCGTGGTAGACGTCGATCACGTGGCCGCCCCCGCACGCGCACCAGTCGACGAGCCGGACCGCGACGCCGTTCACGTAGACGGTCCGTCCGCGCCATCGGGGCCCGAGGGCGGCCCGGAGGGCGGGCCCGGCGGCACCGTAGGCCCCCCGCCAGTCGTACCCGGCGGTGCAGACTGAGACGCCGGGCTCGCAGTACCACGTCGCGACGCCTCGGACAGGGCCGCCGCCCAGAGCAGGGCGAGGACGCGGTGCGACTTGCCGGGGGAGCGGGGGGTGAGCAGGACCAGGGGCTTGCCGGACGCGAGGTGGCACAGGACTCGTCGATGGTGCGGCTGGTGGGGCATCGGTCGGCTCCGTGGGCCGCCTCGCCAGGGCCGGTGTCGGCTGGGAGGCGGGCGGGGAGGGGACTGGGGAGAACAGCGCCGGGGGCTCCGGCGACCAGGCGGACTCGCGCACCGCCGACGCGCGCGGCGCGATCCCGGCCAGCAGCGTGGCGGCGGCCATCGTCGCGGCGAGCGCGAGCGGGGCCATCGCGCGCCTCACAGCCGGGGCTCCCGGACGTAGACGTCCCAGACTGCCTTGAGCGCGTACAGCGCGACGATCGGGCGCGCCCACTCCGGCTCGACCTGCCGGTACGCCGGGACGTCGTCGAGCGGGCCGGAGGACGCCGAGATGGACCGCGCGAGCGCGGCGACCGGCGCGCCGGGGCCCGGGTCGAGCGCGTCGAGCGAGCCCCGGAAGCGCGGCTCGTCCCTGGACCAGCGGGCCCAGTGGACGAACGCGGTCAGGTCACTCGGGCGCCGCAGCGTCCGGCGACGGGGCTTCGGCGGGAGCCTTACCCCCGCGCGCGGCCCGAACGCGGGGGCGAGTGGGTCCGGGCCCGGACGCGGGCCTCTTCCCGTCATCGTCACGACGCACCTCCTCGATCATCGCCAGGTCCTCGACCCGGACCCTGATGCGGACTCCGGTCGGGGATCCAGACCTCGTCACCTCGTCGAAGTCCAGCCAAGGGCCGCGGTGCCTCTCGGCGACCGAGCGCCCCTGGGCCGCCGCCGTCACGGACGCCGACGAGCCCGCCCGCGTGTAGACGCGGACCATGTCGCCCTTCATCTCTCCTCCCTCTCCCCCCACCTTGACGGCTCGGCCGACGACGGTCCAGCCGCGACGATCCTCTCGATGCTGCCGTCGAGCCAGTCGGACGGTCGCCACACGTAGCACTCCGCCCCGCCCTGCGAGAGCGCGTCGAGCCACGCCATCTGGTCCCTGGTCGGCTGCTCCCCCTCGCGCTTGAGCTCCGCGTACAGGACGCGCCCGTGGCCAGCGGCGGTCACGTCGGGCAGGCCGCGGTCGCCCTGCGTCACGGCGGCCCGCGAGTTGCGGTAGTGGACCGCGCGCCAGCCGAGCGAGCGCAGCAGGCCGAGGACGTCGGTCAGCAGGTCGTCCTCGGACTCGGCCCCCGCGACGGCCCGGCGGTACTCGTCGGGCGTCAGCGGCAGCCCGCGGCGGCGCGCCACCGCCCTAGAACGTGCGGAGCATCGGGACGTCGCACTCGGGGCGCGGCGGCCATCGCTTGTGGGCTCGCTTGGCGTACGACTTCGCCTCCTCGACGACTGACGGCTCGAGGTCCGCGAGGACCTCGCCCGGCTTCCTGTAGCCGGTCTCGCCCGGCTCGTACATCTCGGCCGCGACTGAGCGGTACGCCTCGTGACCGGCGGGCTTGCCGCTCATGCGGCGGCCGCCGCCCGGGGCGCGGGCCAGGACCGGGCGGCCCGCTCGGCCGCCGCAGCGCGGAGGTCGGCCTCCGGGGCCCGGTACTCCGAGAGCGCCGGGATGTCGTCCGGGTCGACGATCGGGTCGAGGTTCCCGGCGTCCGTCCAGTGGACCCCGCCCCCGGCGTCGCGGAGCCCGACCCGGGTCCCGCGCCCGAGGTAGCCCTCGCCCGTCCAGAAGACCTCGCCCTCCGTCCCGATCGGGACCTTGCGCCCCCTGGCGACGCGGACCCGGGCCCCCGGGCGCGTCCGGGACGAGGCCTCCTGCGCGTCGGCCAGCCAGGCCCGCTCCTCGGCCGCCCGCGCGGCCCGGTACTCGGCCTCCGCCGAGACGGCCCGGACGGCCGCCAGGACCTCCGGCGTCGCGTCCTCCGCGCAGCCGCCGAGGACCTCGCGGACCCGCTTGCCGTCCCAGACCCGCGCCCCGGCCTCCCAGACGTCCGACATGACCTGGATGCTCGCCGGGCCGAGCGTGGCGCCCTCGTACTCGACGAGGTGCCAGCGCCCGCCGTACTCGGCGAAGCGCGCCTCCCCGGCCGCCACGCGGTCGAGGACGTCCTGGGACGTCCGGTAGGCCGTCCCGCCCAGCGTGACCGTCCGTGGACGGTAGGAGTAGAACTCCGTGACGCTGTCGCGAGATCCGTCGGCGGCCGCGAGGTCGTACTCGCTTGCCAGCTCGAGGACGTTGGTGACTCCCATCTCGCTGCCTCCTTGCGGGCCCTTCGCCCGCCATGGACATCATACGCGGACGCCGCCCGCGTGTAAAGGGGGGTTAGGACGGCGGCCGGGCCGCGCCGGTTAGGCCGTGTCACCGCGCGCCGGGTTGTTCAGCCGGGCGGGGGATGGGATACCCCGGACCGGCACCCGGCGCGCTCTCCGGTCGGCACCTGTGCCATTCCCGGCGTTCGGTGCCGTGAGCGCGACGCCGTCCGCCGCCCAGTCTACGCCAGCGGGGGCGCCGGGGCGAGGGCCAGCGCGGCCGCGTGCGCCTCGGGGTCGCACTCGGGGCAGATGTCCTCCGCCCAGCAGGTCGCGTGCTCGAACACGTAGGCCCGCGCCGGGCTGCCCGGCATGTAGTCCCATGCCAGGAGATGGGCGTCCGCGGCGTGGCGGCACTCGTCGCAGAGGCGGTACTCGGGGTGCTCGTCGAGGTAGGCCGTCATCGCGTCGGAGGGCACGAGCACGCCTCCCCGGCCGCGCGCGGCAGGCCGCACTCGATGCAGCGCCCGGTCAGGCGCTGGAGGTTGCCGCGGGCCGCGAAGACCCTGGCCTCGTCGCCCGAGGCCAGGGCGGACCGGAGCTCCGCCTCGGCCTCGGCCGCCGTCCCGGGCCGCCACGCGGTCGGGCAGGGGCCGAGCTCGCCGCTGCGGCTCAGCATGTGGAGGCGCGCCGCCGCGCCGCATCGGGCGCAGGGCGGCCTGCTGACGAAGACCCCGTCCACGGGGGTGTACGCCATCATCTCGCTGCCCTCCTCGGGGCCCGGCCCCCGGGCGGGGGCCCCGGCCCACGCCCCGAGCATACCCTCGGGCCCAGAAGTTGTAAAGGGGGGTATTACGGCCTGCGCCGCCTCCAGTTGTCCTTGCCGGGCGCGTGCCCGCTGCGCAGGGCGAGCCCGGTCGGGTGGGCCTGGCGCTCGCCGATGCCGGGCAGCGGCTCCGGCTGCCCCTCGGTCTCGCGGGCCCGGCGGCGCCGCCCCCGGTCGTTCCAGTCCGCGTGGAGCAGGTCGTCCCACGTCATCTCGTAGAGCGCCGGGTCGTCGTAGCCGACCACCATCCGCCGCGGCGGGGCTGGCAGGACCGCTGCCCTCGGGACGTTCCAGCACGCCTGGGCGCGGCGGCCGGGGACGACCGGGACGCCGTACGCCCACTGCTCGCGCCGGATCATCCCGAGGACGGTCCACGGCTTCCGGGACACGACGATCACGTCGCACACCGGCCGGTGCTCGCCCCCGTTGACGAAGCGGGCCCGCGGATCCGGGACGCTCTTGACGTTCCAGACCCGCCAGCCGCCGATCGGCAGCTCGACGTCTCCAACCGGGTTGCCGGGCTCCAGCGTCGTGCCGCCGTAGGCGAGGGCGACGTAGACCTCGGCCCTCCTCGAGTCCGCCACGACGATCACCGCGTCGCCCTCCGGGACCCCCGCCCGGACCATCATCGTCTCGCCCATCTCGCGCCTCCTACAGCCCCAGGCCCATCTGCGGGTCGGGCGGCTCCTCCCGTGCGTGGTCCCAGCCGCGCGGGGCGTCCCCCTTGACGGCCGAGATGACGTTCTGGTGCATCCGGCCGAGCTTGCGCCCGGCCTCGAACTGGCCCTGGACCCTCAGCGGCAGCGACCCGGCCACGTTGACGAGGACAGCCTCGTTGTAGTACCTGAGCCCGGCGAGCTGGAGGGCCCGGATGGTGTCCGGGACGAGCCCCACGTAGGCGCCCGTCTTGTCGCGGACCTCGGAGACGACGACGGTCGCGAACCGGCCGGTCCGGAGGCGGGCCGCCGCCTTCTCGAGGATCTCCCGGTACCGGACCGCGAACCCGCCGTACGTCGGGAGGTTGGAGAGGTCGGCCGGGTCGTCCGAGTAGACCTCGAGGTCGTAGTACGGCGGGCACGTGAACACCGCGTCGTACTCGTCCTCCCCGAGCGACTCGAGGACGAGGTGGCTGTCCCCCACGATCCAGGTCGGCATCGGCAGCCCGGGCGGGACGATCTGGGCCGCCTGCTCGCGGTTGGCCTCGACCTGGGCCCGGGACAGGTCGATCCCCGTGTACGGGTGGCCCAGCATCGCGGCCACCACGCCGCGGACCGAGCCGCCCGCGAACGGGTCGAGGACAGCCCCGCCGGGCGGGCACCACCAGCGGTAGGCGAGCTCGCAGAGGACCGGGTCGAAGATGCTGGTCCCCGGCGCCGACGGGCCCTCCACCTCGTCCGCGCCGTCCATCGGCATCGTAGGGTCGGCCTCGGGCCCGGCCCGCATGTCCTTGTTCCAGTCGCCCGCCAGCCCGGTCATGGGGATCGCCCCGGTCCCGGGCGCCCGGCGCTTGTGGGCCGCGTAGTTGTAGCCCGCGTCCCGCCCGTCCGTCTCGCCCCTCATCAGGTCGACGCCGAACGCCCGGGCCGAGCCGGGCGCCATCGACGGGTGGATGTCGAGCCCGGCCGTGTCGGACACCGCCTTGCTGATCTTCAGGGCACCGGCCTCGCCCCGGCCGAGCTCCGACTTGATCCCGAGGGCGAGCCACTTGCGGCGCCTCTCCTGCCAGTAGCCCTGCCGTGTGTCGAGGACCGAGAAGGGCGGCGCGGCGTACCTGGTGACGATCGCCCCGGCCCGGCTGGTGAACGTCTCCGGCTCGCCGAACACGGCCTTCGCGGCGGCGCCCTCCTCGGCCCGCCTGGCGGCCTCCCGCTTCGCCATGTAGTTGAGGTCCCTGATCTGGTTGCGGGCGACCCCGAAGCCCTCGGCCTTCTCCATCCCCATCCGGGGGTCGAACTCGTCAGGCATGCTCTCCCATCCGATCCATCCTACCTCTCTCCTCGACAGAGCGCCGACCGGCCCTGCTGGGCCGAGTCGGCTCCCGTTCCCGGCAACAAGCCGAGTCGGGCCAGCCGACAGCCCCAGGAGCCGACTCGATCCCAACGTACCCCAGGGCCACACCCCCTGAAAGGGGGTGGCCAGGGTATATACCCTCTCCCGTCGCGCACGCGCGCACGAGGCGGGGCCCCGGCGGGCAGGAGGGGTACGTACCCTGGGTACGATGGGTACGATGGCCCCTCAACCAGCCCGTGAATCATCCGCTTCGTACCCGGGTGCGTACCCTCCATCGTTGTCACTCGCCGATCGCCGAGACGCCGTCCGGCGTCAGCGTCCAGAGCTTCTCCCTGGTCGGCCCTGGCCCGTCGTAGGCCCTGACCAGCCCCATGCCCTCGTACGAATTCATGACCTTGCGGATGTACGCCGTCGACTTGTAGCGCGCCTGCTCTGAGATCCCGGCGATGGTCAGACCGGCCGGACCGGCGTCGAGCAGGACGCGGAGGAACCTGTCACCGGCGCTCATCGTACCCTGGTACGCACCCTCCCCGACGGGGGCGTCGGAGGCGGTCGTGTCGCCGGACGACAGGAGGCGGTCGTAGAGGCCGTAGTCGGCGTCGCCGAAGGACCACGAGAGCTCGTCGTCGGACCGCAGGAGCGTCCCCGGCATAGCCCAGCGGTCGCGGTAGAGGTTCGACTTGACGCAGACGAGGTACGCCTCGGAGGTGTCCCCCGACCGCTGGCCGACGTGCAGCGCGATCGCGTGGCGGGCGAGGTTCATCCGGAAGATGCTGCCGTACGCCTTGAGGGCGACCTTCCGGGACCTGAGGTCGCCCCCCGTCACGTGGTCGATCATCAGGCCCCAGGTCCCCAGCCGCCGGAGGCTCTGGTAGACGCGGGTGATCGAGTCGGCCGGGTCCCCGGCCCCCTCGGACGAGGACAGCAGGGCCATCTCGACCGAGTCGACGATGACCAGGTTCGCCCGGGAGCGCTCGAGGACCGTCGCGATCTTGGGGAGCCCGCGCTCGAGCGGCGTGTCCATCGGCTCGTACCAGATGCCCTCCGGGACGCGGATCCCGGTGGTCTCGGAGATGATGCCCCAGATGTCGTCTGCCGTCTCCTTGCTCGTCTCCCAGTCGAGGATGGCCACCCGGTACGGGCGGTCGACCCGCACCCCCTCGATGACGGACCTGCCGAGTGCCATGCCGAAGGCCAGGCAGTACGCCAGCTGCGTCTTCCCCGACCCGCCGCGCGAGAAGAGCGTGGCCATCTCGCCGTGGGGAACGATCGGGAACGCCGCCCAGGGCCGCCCACCGGCCGCGATCCTCTCGCCGGTGATGAACCCGCCGCGGACGGTCCCCTCGCGCTCGTGGTCGAGGACGGACTGGCAGATGCGCTCCATCAGGTTGGCCCACTGCCAGCCCGTCTTGCGGAAGGCCTCGCCCGTCATGTCGTCGAGGGCGTTGGCCCATATCTTGCGGGTCGAGACGGACGAGAAGTTGAAGTTCCCCTGCCTGAGGCGGTTGCCGTCGAGCTGGGCCCGGACGCCCTCGAGGTTGCAGCGGACGGTCATCTCGCCCCATAGCTCGCCCGACTTCCGGCGGAGGTCGATGATCTCGACGAGGACCCTGACCTCGGGGACGTGGTAGCGCAGCCCGAACGGCGACTCGGAGAGCCCCTCGGGGATCGCTGGCTTGTCCGTCATCCCTCGGCCGTCCTCCGGATGCCGACCACCCATAGGAGGTCGCCCGGTTCCAGGCGCGGCCCGAGCCAGGCGGCCGCCTTGGCCTCGTAGTGCGGGTCGAGGACGAGGTCGGCGCCCCCGATCGAGACGCGCGACGGCGCCGGGGCGTGGTAGTCGGACGAGGGCGGGACGATCTCGAGCCCGGGGTAGTCGGGCGCCCAGCGCTGGAGCCGGGCCGTCGGGTCGGCCCCGACCGAGACCCCCACCACCGGCGTCCTGCTGGCATGGCGCGCCAGCCCGGTCAGGATGCCCGCCAGCGTCATGCCGCTCCCGACCGGGACGATCACCCGACGGACGCCGGGCGGCAGGTCGGCCTGGGACGCCGTCGCCCGGACCGCCTCCTCGCATTCCATCCCGAACGGGATCAGGGTCCAGCCGAGGGACGCCGCGTCGTCCCGGGCCCGCGCCGTGATGACGCTGTTGTACCCGGCCGGGTGCTGGACGACCTCGGCGCCGCAGGCGGCCGCGTCCGCGACCTCGGGGGACAGCTCGCCCTGCGGGGTATGGACCCTGCAGGGGACTCCGAGCTCCCGGGCGATGTGGGCGACGATGTTGACTTGCGGGCTGCTCCTGCTCCCGGCCGTGACGAGCCCGACCGCGCCCTGGGCGAGCCGCCAGCAGGTCCTGACCTTGCCGCCCCGGACGCCCGCGCGCTCGTAGGCGTCGTCGCGCTTCACGTAGAACTCGCCGTACTGCTCGACCGGCGTCAGCGGCTCGGCCCGGCGCCAGCGCGTGGCGTCGTCGCAGGCGTAGCACTGGCCGTGCGCGAGGCCCTTGTCGGCGCGGCTCGGGACGACCGGACCGGCGGGGACGGACTTCCCGCAGCGCTCGCAGACCCAGGGCCCGCGGCCCGGCGACTCGAGCGACATCGTCATCTGACCCACGGGGAACTCTCGATCCTCTGGACCTCCTTCAGGGCGGCGTAGGCCCCGTCGGGAATCTCGGCCGTGAAGATACCCACCCCGGCCTCAGCGGCGTCGGCGACCCCCTGGGCCGCCTCGCGCCCGAAGATGCTGTCGAGCCCGGACCTGAAGGCGACGTAGGCGGGCAGGCGAGCGCCGCCGTTGAAGCACGGGAACCGCCTGTACCTGTTGCGCACCCCGAGGAGGCCGTGCTCGCTGATGTAGAACGGGGCGACGAGGCAGCCCATCGGCTTCTCGGGGTCGCCGTGGAGGCCGCACCGGTAGTCGACGAAGTGCGGGCACAAGGCGTCCCGCGTGATGCGGATGTCGTCCTCCCCCGGCGTCCGCCTCCAGGTCCCGGCCCCGATCCGCGCCACGACGATGACCGGCATCGCCGGTCCCTTGGTCGGGCAGCAGCACATGCCGTGGCAGACGTTCGCCACGAAGTCCGGCTGGCAGCCGTCGAACCGCTGCCGCAACTGGGCGCCGGACACCCTGACCGTCACCATAGCGCCATCTGCTCCTCTCCGGCCCCGGGCTCCGCGCCGGGGTCGCCGGTCGCCGCGAGGCGGTATATCTGCTGGGTGGACACCGGGTTGAGGGCGATCTTGTGGTAGCGGAGGCCGGGGCCCCCGACGGGGTCCGCCGCCCCCAGGTTCATCAGCCGGTCGCCGCGGTTCTCGAGCTCCCATAGGGCCTCGTGGTGGGCGATCAGCTGCATCGGGTCGTGGATGAGGGTCCGCGCGTAGTCGCGGAGGCGCCCGGTGATGACGGTGCCCGCCGGGCCGAGGTCCTCGGTGTAGGAGAACGCGGCCAGGCCCCCGTCGCGGTCGTACATCCGGAAGACGCGCGTCGCGGGCCACCAGCCGAGGGCCCTGATGTAGCCCGTCATCGCGCCGCCCTTGCGGCGGTACGCCACCCAGTCCTTCGTCAGGCGGAGGATGTCCTCGTTGCCGGTGGAGGCCGCGGGCGAGTCCTCGCAGCGGTAGCCGTCCCGGTGGGCCCGGTTGCGGTACGTCCTGAGCTTCGCCCAGTCGCCGCCCTCGAGCCTCGCCAGATGGGACGCCCGGTAGATGTACTCGGTGTTCCACGGGACCGGCTCGAGGTCGGACGCGGGCACGTCCAGGCGCCGCCCGTCCTCGGCCGTGAGCATGACGCCGAACCCGCGGGCCCGGAGCTCGGCGAGGGCCCGCCTCTCGTCTGCGGCGTCGCCGGTCGGTGACATGGGCGGGAGGAAGGCGTACGCCACGAGCTGGGAGTAGAACTGCTTCCACTTGAGGATCGCGAGGCAGCCCTCGACGAACGCCGCCCTGTACTGCGAGCCGCCGCCAGCCAGGACCGTCGGGCTCTGGTAGAACCGCGGCGTCGTCCAGGGGACGGCGGCGTAGTGCCGCTCGAGGTCCGCGCGCCGCATGTCGCGGAACGCGACCGACGAGGCGATGACCGGGTTGGCGGCCGCCAGCGTCGTGGTGGTCATGCCGGTGCCGCCGCCAGCTCGCCCAGCGCCCGGGCGAGCTGGTCGGCCCCCAGGCCGCGGCCGTTGTTGTAGGCGACGCAGGACGGCGACTTGCACCAGACGCGCTCGCCGTCCCGGGCGATCGAGAGGGACGCGACCCGGTCGTCGTGGAGCGGGCATCGGCAGCCGCGTCCCGGGACCGCGCGGGCCACCCCGGCGGCCTCGAGGACCTGGACGCAGTCGCCGGGCTCGCGGGCCACCGGCCTGGCCCAGGCGGGAATCCTGCACTCGTCCGGCGGCAGCGGGGCCCGCTCGGCGGCCTCGCGCACGAGACCGGCCGGTGTCTGGTCGACCGCGAGGAGGGTCGCCGAGACGGACTCGCCGAGGCGCGTCCCGTCGGCCCTCAGGAGGGGCCAGCGGCGCCCTGCCACCGGGTGCGGCATCATCGGCATGCGGAGCGGGCTGCCGACCGTGTCCGGGCCGCGCTGCTCGAGCCGCTTCGGGAGGATCTCGACCTTCGGGTCACGGGCCCAGTGGGCGTTCGCCTGACCGGTCCACCAGCGCAGCGCGAGCCGCATGGCCTGCCCCGGCACCTGGTCGTCGATGACGACCCAGAGATGGCAGCCGCGCCTCGACCTCTCGAGCATCGGGTACGCCCCGGCGCGCGCCATCACGCCAGCGACCTCGAGGCCCCGCGCGTAGCCGTCCTCGGTGTCGAAGTCCACGGCTCCGACGTGGGTCGCCCCGACGGCGTCCTCCATGTAGGACGAGACGGGCTTGTCCCCGCGCAGGCCGCCGAGCGCCGCCTCGGGCGTCAGCGGGCGCCGGGCCCGCTCCCAGTGGCCCTCCGCCTCGCCGTCCGGCGTGGGGCGCCAGAAGGCGTGGTCGTCGAGGCGGGCGGCGAACATGGCGATGTAGACCGTGGCCACCTCCACGGGGTCGTACTGGCTCACGGGACGCGCCCTGACGTGGCGCCTGGGGTCGAGTGGTCCATCGTTCCCTCCTGACACAAGGGGCGGAGACGGTGCGGGCCCGGCGGTGTCAGCACCGGACCCGCTATCGCGCCCGTTTCCACGCGCCGCCGGGGGCGTCCCTCGCGGGGACGGCGCAGGCGGTCCGCCCATCCTACCACCCGGGCGGCGCGGGCGCGCGGCGGTCGCGCTAGAAGTCGAGCGGCTCCTCCTGCCCCTGGTCGGGCCGTGCCGCCACCTCGGTCGCGGCACGAGCGTCGGCGAGCATCTCCTCCTCCGTCTGCGCTGCCTGGGCCTCGGCGGCGGCCGCCTCCCCGGCCGGGAGCTGCCTCGAGGCCGGGGCCGGGAGGCCGCGGGCCGCCTCGATGGCGCGCTGGCGGGCGCTCGTCACGTCGATCCTGCGGACCGTCGCCGTCGCGTCGTCGGCTGCCCGCTCGGCCATCGCGTCGAGCTCGAGCAGGCGCTGGTCGAACGCCGACTGGGGCATCCGCTTGCCCATCCTGAGGAGGACCGTCTTGCGTCCCATCTCGGCGTAGGACTTGACCCAGGGCGGCGGCTCCTTCGTCTGGTCTCTGAGCCATCTCTGGTACGCCCTCGAGTACTGGTCCCGGACCTCGCGGACCTCGGAGTCGGCCATGACCTCGCCGTGGACGTAGCCCGAGGGCATCACGGCGTAGGCGTAGAACTTGACGTATCCGCCCCGGCCGCGCGGCGTCCCGTCCGGGGCCGCCCCGAGGTCGAGCTTGTCCGGGTTGTGCCGGAACCAGAAGCCGCGCTCGGTCCAGCCGTACTCGAACTCGTCGGCCTCCATGACCGGCGGCGGGCAGTCGATGAAGTCCACCTGCTGGGTGTTGCGGACCCGCTTGAGGATTCCCCGGTACATCGGCTGGAGGCGGGCCACCCCGGCGTAGGTGACGATGGCCGCCTCTCCCGCCACGCCGGTCGGCTCGAGGCCCAGGACGGCGGCGTCCTTGATCGCCTGGATGAGCGACTCGGGCGTCGAGTCGAGGAGGTCCCGGCCGGACGCGATGTACGACATCGCGACCGAGAGGAACCGCTCGGCGGCCTCGACGGAGCCGGTCATCGCGACCAGGTCCGCCCATCGGTCCGGGCGCCTCATCAGGTCGGCGATCGACCTGTACGTCTCGATCTGGGAGTCCCTCGGCCGCGTCGCGACCGCCGAGGACCTGACGGGCGGGGCGCCCGCTTCCGGTCGTGCCATTCTACTCGCCCTCCTCTTCCTGCTCGTCGCTCCACTGCATCCTGAGGACCCGGAACGGGCGGCCCGTGTTGCGGGCGGCGGCCGTCTCCAGGGTGTTCCTGGCCTGCTCGATCGCGAGCGGCGCCGACGGGTCGAGCGGGGCGTCCCAGGCCGCCAGCGCCCCGGCGAGCGCGGCCTTGTACTCCTCCGCGATCCGGGCGTGGGCCGGGCGGCCAGCCTGCTCCTTGTTGGTGACGACCCCGAACGGCCCGACGATCCCGGCCGCCGTCCCGATCATCTGGACCGCCCTGTTCTTCTCGCGGGCCAGGTCGTACGCGGCGGCCGCGTAGACGCGCGCCGCCGCCCGGAGCCCGGCGAGGGCCTCGGCCTGCTCGGGTGTTGCGGAGAGGACCCCCTCGCCCTCCTGCTCGACCTTGACCGCCTCCGCGTCTGCCTCCGTGGCGCCCGCCGGGGGCTCGACCCCCGTCTCGAGGTACACGGCCTGGAACTCGGCCAGCGCCCGCTCCAGCTCGGCGATGAACTCCGGGTCGCGCTGGACGCGCAGCACGCGGAAGTCGAAGCCCAGGCCGAACAGGACGGCGACGTGGACCTCGCGGACGGCCGGGAGGCACATCATCTGGTGCTGGACCTGGCAGAAGATGTCGGGCGGGACGGCCGAGGACCCGTCGTCCCCGAAGCCGCGCGTCCCGGCCCGCGTCTTGAGCTCGACGACGATCGGCTCGCCCACGACCCTGCGGTCGATGTGGCATCCGATGCCGGGCATGGTCGGGTGCGGGTGCCAGAGGTTGTCGGCCCTCGTCGGGTTCCCGGTCGAGGTCCGGTACATCTCGTCGACAACACCCTCGATGCGCGTCCCGATCCAGGCTGGGAGCGAGGACGACCGCCGCTCCTCCCGCCCCGTCAGGCGGCGCCAGACGGTCAGCATCGACCCCCAGCGCGACAGCCCGAGGATCGCGGGCGAGTCGGTCGACCCGATCGAGTGGGCGCGCTCCGCCTCGAACGCCGCGGTGGCGTCGAAGCCGCGCGTCCCGGCCCCGGCGGGCTCGTCCTCTGTCATCATCGCTTCACCCCGAACACCATCGACGCCATCTCCGGGGAGTGGGCGGCGAGCCGCTCCATCGCCCTGGTGACCCCGAGGATCGAGCGCGTGAGGGCGTCCGTCCGCGCGCGCATCGTCCGCTCCCACTGCTGGCCAGTCGGCCACGCCTGGCAGACCGCCTGGTCCGCCGGTAGCCTGTGCTTGCCGAACACGATCCGGCGGCCCCGGGCGGCGGCCCGGAGGGCGTCCGTCTCGGCGAGCTCCTCCTCCCGCGCGGCCGCCGCGAGCCGTGCTGCCTCCATCTTCTCGAGGTGGTCCTCGAAGTCGGCGAAGAGCCCGGCGCCGGGCGCGGGGGCCCGGACGCGCCGGTAGCCCTCCCAGTCCTTCACTCGCTCGGGCCCGATCGTCCCGACCAGCCTGACGAGCCGAGCGCGCCTGACGACGATCTTGTCACCGGCGTCGATTGCGGCCGCGTCGGACGTCTCGGCCTCCCAGACCGAGAACTGGGAGTGGCGCGGAATCCATCCCAGGAGATGCTCGGCGTCGGTCAGGTGCAGCCCGAAGGCGCACGGGTCGAGCGGCGGCCCGTCCGGGACGGCTCGCCAGCGGCCCCGGCGGTGCCGCCCGAGGCGGTCGACTGACGGGAGGGGCCAGGCTCCGCTCCCGCCGTGGATCGGCGTCCCGTCCGGGGCCGTGACCTTGTAGAGCGTCATCCCCTTGGCTCCCATCGAATCCTCCTGAACGGTGGCCCAGCGCGTGCTGGGACTCCCCCCGATCATACGCCCGTCGGCGAATACCTGTAAAGGGGTTACGCGCGCGTCCAGGCCGAGACGACCTCGGACTCGCCGTCCCCCCCGAGGGACGGCACGACGTCGCCGACGGAGGCCGCCTCGAGGGCCTCGGCGCGCTCCTGCTCCCGGCGCCGCGCGTCGCGGATCCGCCGGGCGGCGGCGACCCGCGAGACGCCCAGCCTGTTGGCCAGCCGGGTCGAGTTGAGCCCCTCCGACTCGACCGACGCGATCAGGTCCCGGTCCCGGGCGGCCGACTCGGCGAGCGAGAGCCGCCTCTGCTCCTTGATGTTGCAGGCCCGGCAGCGGAGGCCGGTGGCCTCCGCCCCGCAGCCGACGCAGGCCGTCATGCGGTCCTCCTGTGCTCTCTGGCGTATGCGATGAACTCGAGCTCCAGCGCGCTGAGCCGCGGCTGCTCGGCCTCGAGGGCCAGCACCTCGATCTCCTGGCGCTGCCCGTCGTCGTCGGCCAGCTCGGCGGCCGCCCGCAGGAGGCGGCCCCGCTCCGCCCCGCGGCTGGACCGCCGGATCAGCTCGGCGAGGAGCGGGTAGCGGTCCGGCTCGGGGGCGGGCTCGGTCGGGACGAGGACCACGGCGTCCGGCGTGACCCAGCCGCTGGACTTGACGCCCTCGATCTCTCGGGCGCGGACGACGTCGTCGGTGTCGACGGCCGTGGCACGGCCGACCCCGTGCTCGCAGACCTTGCCGGGCCCGGAGGACGGGCAGTCGTGGGCGACCAGCGACACCTCGACGAGCGTCGCCTTGTCGATGACGCGCTCGCCGGACGGCCCCTCGTGCTCCTCGTCGACCCGGGCCGCGATCCCGACGCCGGTCCCCGCGCGGACGCCGCCGACGTGCGCCGCCGCCTTGATCGCCTTGGCCTCGGCGACGGCCGATGCCGTCAGCGCGATGTTGGCCAGGATGGTCTGGTTCGTCCCGCGGCGCGTCTCGGTGAACTCGACGAGCCCCTGCTTGCCGAGGGAGCGGACGACGTGCTGCATCTCGTGGAGGCCTGTCCGCACGTTCCCGCCGTCGCGCTTGAACTCGTAGAGCAGCTTGTCCGTGTCGCGCTGCTGGCCGTGCCTGGCGAGGACCCGGAGGACGCGGGCCCGGATGCCTCCCTCGTCCTTGGCCTCCGGGGGCTCCGCGGCGGCCGCCTCCACCTTGAACGGCCCGTCGTCGTCTCGCGCGCCGCCTGCCAGGACCCTGCGCGCCGCCGCCTCGCCCTCGAGCGAGCGGTTCACCTTCGAGACGTACTCCTGCGCCTGCCCGGTCGAGGCGATGACCTCGGCCTGCGTGACGCCGTCCCGGAGCATCCTGACGACCGTCGCGTCGTAGCGGGCCGGGTCCGCCAGGTAGGCCCCGACCGTGGTCGGCGCGAGCCCCAGGCGGGCCGCGATGGCGTCCCTGCTCAAGCCCTCGGACCCGCCGCGCCGGATCGCCTCGATCATCGCGGGGGTGACGTGCCCGCGGCCCTTCGTGTTCATTGAGACCTCCCTCCGGTTGCGACCCGGCCGGGACCCCCTCGCGAGGGCCCCGGCCGGGTCGGCGCCCGTCCTACTTGGCAGCCGTGACCAGGGCGCGCAGCGCCCGGTTCTTCACCTCGGCCCCCCGGCCGTCGATCAGGTACTCGGCCCTGACCTCGTCGGCTGGCTGGCGGCGCCCCTCGGTCCGCCGGGCCGCGTCCTTGTAATCGAGGACGTGGTCGAGGTACTCCGTGACCGCGTTGTACGCGCCCCAGGCCGTCCCCCGGATGCCGTCCAGGGTCGGGCTCTCGAGGTAGTCCTCGTACGCCGCGGCGGCGTGGCGGCTGACCTTGCCCGAGTCGCCGGAGACCGGCCAGACGGCCTTCTCGAGGATCTCCCGGACCTGGTCGTCGACGAGCCGCTTGCGGGCGAGGATGGTCGTCAGCGCCTTGACCTCCTGGGACTGCTTGAACGCGATGCCGAGCGAGCGGCGCGCCTCCTCGATGTGGCCCTCGAGCCGCGAGCGGTGCGAGAGCATCCAGACCGCCTTCGATCGGTCGATCGCCAGGTTCTCGGTGTTCGCGCAGACCGAGCGGACCTGCGTGATGTACGCCTGCGCCTTCATGCCGCCGTCATGGCCGCTCCGGAGGAGCAGGTACGACTGGAGGCCGGACTCGTCGCCCGGGACGCTGACCTCCAGCGAGGGGAGCTCGAGGCTGACCCAGAACCTGGAGGTCCCGGCCATGTGTGCGCCCGTCTCGATGATCGCGCCCGCGTCGACCAGGTCGACTGCCAGCTGGATCAGGTCCCGCTCCTGGAACACGTTGTACCGCGGCGAGACGACGCCGCCCGTGGGGGCGCCCGTCTTGGCGTCCACGGTCGCGACCCAGCCGGGGACGGGGACCCCGTCCGGGGTGAGGACCGGGACCTTGGCGATCTCGATGCCGCCCAGCGCCTCCCAGGCCTCGTCGACCCCCAGCAGGGAGTCGCGCCCCTCCATCAGCTCGCGCGTCCCGAGCGTGCGAGAGAGAGCCACGTGCCAGGGCAGCCCGCGGTCCGCGACGTAGAACCCGCGCTCGACGCCGGACGCCTCGGGGGTCGCGTACTCCGGCTTGTCGGCGTCGTTGACGAACGTGATCATCCCGCCGTCCTGGTCGCGTGCGAACTGGCCGCGCGTCCCGAACAGGTCCGGCCTTGTCTCCGGGGTGGCGCCAGCGGGCAGCGCCTCCTTGACCTTCTTGACTCCCATCAGCCCTAGCCTCCTTTGCTGCCGGGTCCGCCCCGGCGCTGGGGCCACCATAGCAGTCATGCCGGGGATTGTAAAGGGCTTTACAACGTCCTGCCGACCTGGTATGGTGTCGCCAGCGGGGCCCGGGAGGCCGGGCCGCCAAGGAGGGCAGACGAGATGGCGAGGACACTGAGCAGGCCGGACCGCTGGGCGGCGGCCGCAGCCGAGGCGCGCTCGGCGATCGACACGGCCAGGAGCGACATCGAGGCCGCGTTCGACACCCTGAGGGACCTCCAGTCCGAGTACCAGGACTGGCTCGACAACCTGGCCGACGTCGCGCGCGGCACGGCCACCGAGGAGAAGCTGGAGGAGGTCACCAACCTCGGCCTGGACGACGTGGACGTGGACGTCTTCGGCGACATCGAGGCCCTCCTCGACGAGGTCGAGGGCGTGGACCTGCCGCGCGGGTTCGGGAGGGACTAGATGAGCGCCCGCAAGGACGGGTCTCCGCGCATGGCGCCCGCGAGGCCGCAGCCGCCGGGCGCCTGCTGCCCCTCCCCAGAGTCGTGCCACAGCGAGCAGGGCTGCCCGAACCCGCGGCACCCGCAGTATCACGTCAACCACCCCTACGAGCGCAGCGGCTCCGCTGGCTCGCCGCGCTGGAGGTGCCCACATGACCCCCGACCCCGTTGACGAGATGAGGGAGGTCATCCGCGAGACGCTCCGGGCGAACGCGCTGGAACTGGTCGGCGCCGCGACGCACGGCGAGCCGGTCATCAGCGAGCGGGCGCTCGACGACCTCGCCCGCGGCCTGCTCGCACGTAGGGTTGCCGAGCCGAGCAGAGTCCTCGACGCCGCAGCCGCCCCCGCCGCGCCGCTGGACCGCGAACATTGGGTGGGCGACGGGTGCGAGGGTCACCGGATGGAGCGGGTCCCGTCCGTCCGAGAGTCGTCGGCGAGGCTCGGCATCACGATGACGGAGCACAACGCGCCGGACATCATCAAGCCCGCGCCGTTCCTCGACGACTACAACGACGACGGGATGCTGCGGCCCGAGGCGTCTCCGCTCGACCACGACATCATGTGCGTGGACTGCGGCCAGCGCATCGGACCCGGCATGACGCCCTGCCCGACGCCGGGGGCCGGACTGTACGAGCCGCCTGTCGCGCGTGTCACCACGCCGGACGGTCAGGTCTACACGCCCGCCCCCGCCGCGCCGCTGGACCCCACAGTTGCGGCGAAGTGGCCCGACCCGCTGACCGAGGCCGGGCGGCGGCTGCACGACATGCTGACGGGGCGCGAGATCCCGCGGACGGCGAACGAGCCCATCGACCTCGTCTTCCAGATCGAGGCGCAGGCGTCCGCCCCCGCGCCGCTGGAGAGCGAGCGGAGGCCCGCGATTGATCATGAGGCGAGGCGCGAACTCGTGGCCGACGCGGTGCTCCGGACGCTGACCCGCCACGCGCAGGCGATGAGGGCGGCGCGTGGACTGCGGATCGCGCAGAACGGCAAGGGCCCCACGGTCAAGCGCGGCACAGGGCGCGCCGCGCTGACGCTGTACATCACCGATGCGGTCCTCGACGCGCTCGACGAGGCCGATGCGGCAGTGGAGCCGCCCGACGAGATGGCCCTGAAGCGCCGTTACATGCTCGAAAGCGTCACCGCCGCGCTCCTTGACATGCTCGGGGTGGCCAGAGACGGCGCCGCGGGGGCGCGCCCGTGACCGCGTACTACCACGGCGGGGCACCCGGGCTGCGCCTCGGCCAGGACCTCCTCCCTCCGACCGCGACCGGGCACAGGGCTGCGGTCGACTACGTCAGGCCCGGGACGCCGGGGGCGGAGCTCGTCCGGCGCGACCGGGTGTACTTCACGGAGGACCCGATGGTCGCCGATCTGTTCGCGGCCCTCTACCCGGCCGCGCTCGGCGGCTGGGTGTACGAGGTCGACCCGGTCGGCCTGGTCGAGCCAGACCCCGACTACCGGGGCCCGGGCGGCGGGTCGCTCCAGGCGCCGATGGCCGTGGTCGTCCGCGTCCTCGGCCCGCTGAGGCCAGCGATCAGGAATGCGATCAGGGCGGAGATCGCCTCTGGACTCACGTCCCCCCCGCGACGGCCCCGAGCGCGACGACGAGGACCGTCAGGGAGCCGGGGGCCGAGACGTGGTAGTTGCCGTCGCCGGTGAACCACCCGGCCGCGATCCCGCTGTCGAACTCGTCGGGCGTGAACGCGATGACGACTTCCGGGCCCGGTCCCGAGTTGGCCGTCACGGACGGCGCCTCGAAGCCAGCCGACATCACGAGCGCCACCTCGCCAGGAGCCACGTCGATGTCGATCGCCATCGCGACGGACCCGTGGCCGGTGGCTCCCCCGCCCCCGGCCGAGCCGGAGACGTCGGCCGGTGCGGATGTCCCGGTGATCGGCATCCCTCAGGCCAGGTGGACGCCGAGGTCGGCGACGACCAGGGTTATCTGGCCCTCGGCAGACAGGGACACCGTCCCGCCCTGGTCCGCGTCGTCGACCCAGAGGTAGCCGATCCACGTGCCCCCGCCGTAGGAGGCGTACAGGCCCGAGAAGGCTCCGGTCGCCGAGAAATCGTCCGCGGCCCCGACCGCCGTGAACAGGCCGATCTGGCCGGGCTCGACCGTGGCCGAGACGACGACGCCCGCGTAGGCGGCCGCCCCGCCGCCCTCGCCGCCGTCTCCTGCCGTCGCGGCTGCCGAGGTCCCCGTGATGCTCACGACCCGGCTCCCGCGACCACGATCCACGCGGCTCCCACGTCCTGGGTGACGGCGTAGACGCCGTCGCCCGTGAACCAGCCGGACCCGCCGGACCCGGTCGACGCCAGGGAGGTCACCGGGGCCGGGCCGGAGACGGCCTCGATCACGGGCGGCCCGCTCGGGGACGACCACCCGACGATCGCGAGCTCGCCGCCCGCGATCTCGACCTCCACCGTCGCGCCGCCCGAGGTCCCGTAGCCGGTGGCTCCCCCGAGGTCGCCGGAGTCCGTGGCGGGCGGCGACGTCCCCTCGATGCTCACGTGATCGTGAAGAAGTCGATCGAGGCCGAGATCCCGGCCGAACCGGCCGCGCCCGGCGAGTAGAGCGCGAGACCGGCGCCGGACACGATCTCGACCGGGGCGTCGGAGAAGTCCACGACGAGCGGCGCGAAACCGGCGGCGGCCGAGGGGACGTAGGCCGAGAGCGGGGCCAGGGTGTCGCCGAGCGTCCCGCCCGGCGAGGGGAGCGACCGGCAGACGCCGCCGTACGACCCGAACGCGCCGTGGGCCGCCGGTGTCTGCGTCCCGCCCGTCCCCGTGGTCGTCGTCCTGCGGACCGCGAACTCGGTGATGCCGGGGGTCGTCTGGATGCCTGGGTTCCAGATCGTCACCCGTGTCACGAACGCGCTCTCCCCGGACGGGCCCTCGACGACGAGGAGCTGCCCGGCCGCGGTGGCCGCCATCCCCGACTTCGCCAGGGTGTAGGCGAGGCCGCCGGACGGCGCGAGGCGCGTCGTCATCACGTTGCCGTTCGCGTCGACGGCCACCGGGACCGCGTAGGCCGACCCGGCCCAGGCGCCCGCCGCGGAGACAGCGGCCCGGCCAGCGGCGTCGACCGCGATGGCCCTCGGCTCGGAGCCGTCCCATCCGGCCGCGAGGCCGGTGAAGGCGGTCGAGGCCGACGGGAGCGCGCCGGACGGCGAGCCGGACCCGTCGTCGGTGTACGACGTGACCGGGCCCGCCGTGTCGGCGAGCCACTGCTCGGACCCGGCGGTCCTCCCGTAGACGCCGTACCGGACGGCGCCCGGGACCGGGGACCACGTCAGCGCCACGCCGTGGGACGCCGAGATGCCGAGGGTCGCCTCGACGGAGGCGAGGGACTCCCCGGCCGCCGTCTTGGCCGTCACCCGGTAGCCGTACGTCCCGGCCGAGAGCGTGCCGGACGCCTGCGCCAGGTGGAGGCCGGACGGTGCGGGCGCCAGGACGGCCGAGTGCGCCCCGCCCGCCGCGTCGCCCGCGAGCGGGACCACGGAGCCGCCGGACGAGACGGCGCCCAGCGAGACGGCGTCGTCGCCGCCGTACGTCGTCCCGAGGACGTCTCCGGACAGGTGGGTCCCGGCCGCGTGCCATGCGGCGTCGGTCGAGGCGCCCGGCACTGCGACGTCCCCGAGGCCCAGCTTCAGGCGCGCTGTGTCATCGATGCCGACGAGGGCGTCGACCCTCTCGGCCTGCCCGTTCGAGGGGTAATCGGGGTTGCCCACTGGGCGGCTCCTCTAGTCCGGCGTCGTCGCCGTCATGAAGTACTGTAGGCCCTTCGAGGTCGAGAGCGTCAGGCGGGTGGACGCCCTGCCGTAGTGGTCGGTGAGCGACGACGTGGCCGACAGCTTCCAGCCGTGGGCGAAGGAGGTCCGGCGCTTCTGGGCGGCCGTCACGTCGTTGCCGTGGCGGTCGAAGACCTGGACCGACCAGTCGACCGGCTTCCCGCGGATGTGCCACGGCTCCCCGGCGTGGTTGCAGAGCTGCGTCTTGGCGGTCACGGTCGACCCGGGCGACGGGTTCGCGTTCGTGAACCAGACCCGGTGGATCGTGGCCCCCAGCTTCTTCGCCGCCTTGCGCTTCGCCTGCTCGCGCATCCCCAGCGTCCCGAAGGGGCCGGTCCCCCACTCGAGCGCCGCGCGCCGCAGGTCCGTGCCGGACAGGAAGGTCGTCGTGACCTTGGTGATCATGAACGTCTCGGCGTCCAGACCGGCCGGGGCGCTGGTGACCTCGAGGCCCATCCCGGCCCGGAACAGGACGGACGGGTAGACCACGTCGCACGACCCGCGGATCAGCGAGTCGGAGGCGTAGTCGAGGGCGGTCCCGCCCTGCGTGTCGCGGGCCGCCTGGGAGGACGCCGAGGGCAGGTCGATGTACCTCGACAGCCACGACGGGTCGCCGTCCTGGACCCAGCCGGTGCCGCCGACCCCGAGGTCCGCCCCCTTGTGGTTGGGGTTCGAGGTGTACGGGTAGATGCGGATCGAGACGAGGCCCGACCAGATCGCGTAGCCGTCCGGGAACACCAGCGATCCGTCGGTGTGGATCACGTAGTACTGCTTGACCGTCCCGTCCGAGGAGGGGATCGACTCGTACGTCGTGTTCACGAACGTCCCGGCCGAGCCGTAGGGCGTCGTCGTGTCGAGCCTCACCGGGTTGTCGGGATCCGACCAGTCCACCCCGTACACCTGGACGGCGGCGGTCAGGTAGACGACGTAGTCGGAGCCGTTGTTCGGCCGGACCGGCGGCGGGACGTCGACCGCGGCCACCACACCGTCCGGCGTGGGCCGCGGGTTGAGGGCCATCGTGTAGTCCGTCGCGCCGTTCGCGTAGAGGCTGGCGGCAGCACCCGTGTCGTCCATCACGTACTTGAAGTTCTCGTACGAGATGGAGGTGACGCCGTCCGGGGAGTCCGAGACGGCGTACGGGGCGGGCGGCCATAGCGGGGCGTCCGACTGGGGGAAGAGCATCGGCAGCGAGCCGGTCACGCCGCCGCCGCCGGACGGGGCCCCGGCCTGTGGGACCGACGTCCAGTGGAGGAAGGCGTCTGCGTCGATCCACCAGCGCGTGTACGGCCCGGCCAGCGTCGCGATGTCGTCGAGCGCGTTCCGGAGCGAGACCCTGTTCCAGACGACCGGCTCGACGAGGCCCAGGTCCGGCGAGATCGTGTCGACGTACGTCGTTGTGTCCACGTCGACCGGACCGGCCCAGTAGGCCGCGAACAGGCGCTGGACGTTCTCGGAGTCGGACCCGCCGATCACGATCGCGTTGGGGTCGACGGGGATGTACTGGCCCGACTGGTCGAGCTGCCAGGCCGTCCCGTTGGGGACGCCGACGTTCGTCGTGTCCGGGACCGCGTTCAGATCGACGCAGTCCAGCTGCCAGAACCGGTAGGTCGCGACGACGATGATCTCGCGCCTGTTGACGTAGCCGTTGAACACGTTCTTGCCGGGGTTCGCCAGGTCGCTGACGGTGATCAGGGACAGCCGGTCCACCCAGATCGAGTTGTCCGGGTCGTAGAGGAGGATGCGCGCGGTCGAGGTCCCGGGGACCTGCTCCGTCATCGTGATCCAGCTCTGGTTCCCGTCCGGCGCGGTCGACAGCGGGGCTGACTGCGTCCGGTCGACCGACGCTATGGTGACGAGGATCCCGGTCGCCATGTCAGAACGGGCTCAGCGGGTTCGCCGCCCCGCCGTAGGTCCGCTCCTCGTCGAACAGCAGGTGGCTGACGGCCCCCGACACGCGCTTGCCGTCGAGGTAGACGTGGACGTCGCCGCGCCGCCCGGAGGCGGAGGCTGGGGCCGCGAGCGGGGCGGCCATCGCCGAGGCGGCGCCGGACAGCGGTGCGGCGGCGGCGGCGGACAGGCCGGACAGCGACCTGGCGAACTCGTCGACGAACGCCTGGCCGGTCCGGGCGCCCCATAGGTCGATCTCGTGGAGCGGGCTGCGCGGCCCGGGCGGGCTCTCGGCGTGCAGCAGCTGGCCGATGTTCCGCAGCGCGGCCTTCACGGAGACCTCACCGGTCGCGATTCCGTTGGCGAGGTTGTTGGCGTAGGTGACGCCGGTGCTGTAGCCGTTCGCACCGGCCGCGGCCTGGAGCGCAGTCAGCTGGTCCTGGGCGCCCTGCAGCGCCGCCCCGGCGTCGGCCTTGATCTGGTCGTATGACGAGCCGAGCCCGTGGGCGATCGCGACGCCGTTCGCCAGCCCGGCCTGGGCGAACTTGTCGTGGCCCTTCTGGATCGCCGCGATCTGGGCCGCCGTCAGCTGCCCGGTCGCGGCCTCGACCGCCGTCTGCTGCTGCCGGATCTGGTCGGCGTAGTTGGGCATGACACCGGCGCCCGCCTTCCCGGCCTTGAGCTTCCCCGTCTTGGGGTCGATCTTGGCCAGGTCCGCGTTCAGTTGGCCCATGGCGGAGGTCACGGCGGCGGCGCCGTCCTTGATCGCGCTGGCGACGTCGCCGGGCGTCGAGGAGGCGATCCGCACGGCGATGTCGTGCGCGCGCTGGATCGCCGACGAGATTGGGCGCCCGAGGCTGGACGCTGCCGCGTTCGAGACCTGGACCGCGCCGTGGATCGAGTCGATCCAGACGTTGCTCCAGTCGGACGCCGACGCCGAGATGGCGTTGCCGCTCGCGGTTGCCGAGCGCTCGCCCTCGCGGAAGGCGTTCTGGGCCGCCTGGACCGCCTCGGCCGAGTACGACCACGCGTTGGCCTCGGCGCCCAGCGAGCCGGTCAGCTTGTCGACCGCCCGCGTCGTCGCGGAGACGGCCATGTCCGCCGCGCTCGCGCCGCCCGTCTCGATCATGACCGGCGATCCCGAGGACCCGGCTGGCATGGCGTACCGGTGGCCCGTGCTCGTGGCGGCCGAGATGATGGCCTTCTGGGCCGCGGTGGTGTCCGTGTACTTGGCCTTCGAGGCGGCCCAGAGGAGCGCGATCGGGATGGCGGCGACGAGCGCCGTCCCGAGGCCGGTGGCGATCGCCCCGATTCCGACCCCGCCCGCGATCCCGGCCCCGACCCCGCTCGCGAGCGCCTCCCCCGCCGTGGCGGCCTCCGCCGCCGCCGCGGGCCCCGCCGCCACGGCCATGAACGACGCCATCAGCTCGTCGCCCATCTCGGCGCCCGCCTCGGCCGCGACCTCCGTCACGGCGGTCCCGAGGAGCAGCCCGCGCAGGGCGGCCACCAGCATCTGCCCGGCCGCCACGGCGGCGGCGTAGGCGGCGTTGAACGCCTCGGCGAGGACGCCCGCCGCGGCCGCCACCATGTGCACGACCGTCGCGCCGGTCAGCAGGACGAGCACGGCCTGGGCGACCTTGCCGGGGTCCGCGAGGATGCCCTGGACCAGGCCTGACACGATGCTCGAGGCGAGGGTCCATAGGCCGCCGATGATCTCGGGCCCCTTGCTGACGAGGGTCGCCGTGATCCAGGCCACGAGGGCCGCGGCCGCCTCGGCCCCGGCGGTGATGGCCCACGCCGCGAGCGCGGTTGCCCACTGCGACAGCTGCTTGACGACCGCGGTGATCGTGCTGCCGTCCCCGATGACCCCGACGGCCTTGTCGATCAGGACGCCCACGGCGTTGACGAACAGCGGGACTCCGGTCGTCTGGAGCCAGTCCGCCGCGGCGCCGATCCAGCCCTGGGCCGTCGCGACCCACTTCGGGACCTGGTCGGCGACCCAGGCCGCGGCCGCGGCGCCGACCTGCTCGAGCGTGTCGATCACCTGCGGCATGACGTTCTGGACCGCCGCGACGGCCCAGGCGGAGGCGGCGGACGCCAGGCCGAGGAGCGTGCGCCCGAGGCCCTCGGCCGCGTTCGCGACCGACCCGACGGAGCCAGAGCCAGACAGGAGCGCCGCCAGCGCAGACGCGAACGCCGCGAACGGCGGGACGACGAGGTCGATCCCGTGCCTCAGCGAGTCGAGGGCGGAGTCGACCGGGCCGATGCCGGTCCTGAGCCCGAGGACCGCGGCGGCCACGAGCGCTACCGGGGCCGCGAGCGCGATGGCCGGGCCCAGGAGCCCGATGAGCTCCTCCGCCGCCCCGATGACCAGCGGCTTGACGAACACCAGGGCCGCCCCCAGCCCGGCGACGGCGCCCGCGACCGCGAGGGCCGTGGTCGCGATCTGGGGGTTCGCGACGATCCAGGCCGCGATCGGCTGGAGGATCGACACGACGGCGTGGAGCGCGGACGCGGTGGCCGGGATGAACACCGACCCGATCGCGGCCGAGACGGTGGACAGCATCTTGTGGAGGACCTCGAGCTGCCCGGACACCGTCGCGTCAGTCGTCGCGGCCGCCTGCGCGGCCGTCATGTTCCTCGCGAGCGCCGTGGTGTTGTCCTCGATCGCGGCGGACCCGCCCGTGATGAGCGACGACGCGATGTTGGCCTGCCTGCCGAACAGGGCCTGGAGCAGGGTGTTCTGGGTCAGCTGGGCCCCGTGGGCGAGGAGGCCCTTGACGTCGGCAGTCAGGGCGTTCTTGTGGGCGGTGACGGCCTTCGAGGACGCCTCGGTCGCCAGCTTGGCGAGCATCGCCTCGTCCTTGGCGAGCCGCTGGGACGCGGCCGTCTTGCCGACCGCGGCCGGGAGCTGGTCGTACGCCCCCTTGATCAGGTCGACCGCCTTCGAGAACCCGACGAACTTCCCGGTCGAGTCGGTCAGCGTGACGCCGAGCGAGGCGAGCGCGGACTGGGCCGCCTTCGACGGGTTCTGGAGGATCGAGAGGATGTTCCCGACCATCATCATCGCCCGCTGGCCGGAGCCGACGGCCGGGGCCAGCTCGCGGACGATGCCGAGCAGGTGCTGCATGTCGACGCCGGACCCGGCGATCCTCGGCTGGAGCCGCTGGAGCATCATCGCCAGCCGGTCGACGCCGATCCCGAGGTCGGCGTGGGCCTGCTGGAGCGAGTCCGAGACGGAGGCCGCGTCCTCGGCGTGCTTGTGGTAGACGAGGAGGAGGTCCGTGATCGCCTTGGTGGTCGACCTGAGCGAGGTCCCCGACCCGGCTGCCAGGTCCTGGGCCGAGGACAGGACCTCGGTCGCGGACGCGGCGTCGAGCGAGCCGCCCTGGATCCTCCTCAGCTCTCCGGCGATCGGCCCGAGGGCGCGGGCCATGTCGGTCGCCGAGGCGGTCGTGCCGACGGCGGCCTCCTCGATCTGCTGCCCCATCGCGGCCGCGGCGTCCCCGGTCAGGTTGGCGTTGACCTGGACGGTCGCCATCGCCGTCTGGAGCTCGGCGGCCGAGTGCTCCGCGGCCACGAAGTAGGTCGCCACCCCGGCGGCCACGGCCCCGAGGCCGATCCCGAGCGCCTTCTGGGCGCCGGACATCCCCTCGAGGGAGCGCCTGGCGCGCCCGGACGACCCGGCCAGCTTGTTGAGGGAGCGGTCGACCGACTCGACGGCCCGGACCGCGTTCTCGCGCGCCTCCAGGGCGAGGAGGACGACGTACTCCTCGTCGAACGCCAGTACCCTACCGCCTTCTCTGCTGGCTGTGGGCCCTCGCGTCCGACTCGGCCCGGGCCCTGGCCTCGGTGTTCTCGAAGGTGACGATCTCCGGCAGGGCCGTCAGGACGCGCTCCCAGCGCGAGACTGTCCAGCCGTCGGCGTCGGCCGTCGCCGGGACGCCGAGCTCACGCCACATCAGCCGGGCCGCCTGGATCTCCGCCAGGGTCTGCTCCGCCTCGGGGTCCCTCTCCCGCGACGGGAACATCAGGACGTCCCTGACCGCCTTCCGGAAAGCGCTCGCGCTCGGCCTCGTCCCCCTTGAGCCCGTCCTCGGAGGTGTCCGCCCCGGGCGTCCCGTCCCGGACCGCCTTGTGGATCGCCTCGACGACCTCCTCCGGGAGCGCGTCGATGCTCTCGCGCTTGGCGGCGTCGGGGGCGAGCGGGAGCGGCTTGTCCTCCCGGTCCGTGAAGTTCCAGTCGAGGACGGCGGCGAACACGAGCTCGTCCACGTACTCGGCCGACGAGACGTTCGCCGTCGTTGACACGTCCTTGCCCTTGGCCACCATGACCGGCGTCATCAGCTTGGCCTGCGCCCGCCGGAACGCCTTGCGCTCGAGGGACGTCTGGACCCGGACCCACCACTTCCCGGCCTCGTCGACCTGGAACCGGTCGTTGAACCGGATCGTCACATGCTCGAAGCCTGAGAGGAACCCCATGCCATTACACCTCCAGCGTCCTGTTGCGCCACGGGTTGAGGTAGGAGAGCGCCGCGCCCGGCATCTCTCGCCGGAACGCGGCGAGGACGCCGTCCCGGGCCGCCCCCCAGGCGTCGATGTGGAACGGGTTCGCGGCCGTGCCGGGGTGATCGACGTGGGACGCGAACACCTCGGTGCCGTCGCCCGCGAAGAAGTGGAGGACGGAGGCGTAGACGGGATCGATCCCGTGGGGCGCCGTCCCCCGCGTCACGTAGGCCGCGATCGGCCCGCGGGCGTCGGAGGACCCGGCCGTCAGCCGCCCCTGCTGGTCCTCCCACGTCATGCTCGCCGCGAGCTCCCCTGTGGAGTACGGCGCGGCGTCGGACAGGGCGGAGGAGAGGACCGGCCCCGCCTCCGCCTCGAACCTCTGCCACGCGTCCTCCCAGGCGCCCATGTCAGGCCGCCGCGGCGAGGTCGTTGACGAGCGTCATCTTCCAGTCGCGCCCGGCCGTGTCGTCGTAGACGGTCGTGCCGGTGTACGTCACCCGCCAGGTCTCGTTCTCGGCCTTGAAGGGGAACGTCCTCCAGTAGAGGTACGCGTCGAGCGTCAGCGAGCGGTTGACCCCGGTCGAGGCGATCTGCGTGCCCGTCGCGGCGAGCCTCAGCTTCCGCTCGACCCCGTTCCCGACCGCGTTCATGGCGTTCGAGAGCTCGGTCGAGTCGTCGAACCACTGGACCAGCTCGACATCGAGCGCGCGCGTCGGGCGGGCGATCGCGGTCGAGTACAGCTTCCCGTTGAGGAAGTAGAGCTGCTGGATGCCGTTCTTGAGGGTCGCCTTCGCGCTGGACATGTCGTTGAACGGCGTCGTCCCGATCGTCGCCGAGTCGATGAACGTGGACGTGTACGCCGGGTTGATCATGTTCAGGTCCAGGCGGGTCAGGCCCGGGGTCCGGGCGCCCATCTGGAAGGCCATCTGCCCGATGAAGTCGACCGTGGCCTGGGCCGCGTCAGTCCCGCGGACGAACTCGAGGACCAGCTGGTCGCAGTACAGGGCGGCGATGTGGTAGAACGCCGTGTCGGAGCCCATCTCGGCGCCTAGCCCGGAGATGTCGTCCGCCGCGAGGGTCGGGGAGAAGTCCCAGGTGTAGACCCCGGTTGGGCTCTGTGACGGGACGACGCCGCCCTTGACCGCGAAGCCGAGGAGGTTCGGCAGGACCTCGAACGTCTGGGGCATCTTGAGCCCCTTCAGCTCGGAGCGCTCCGAGACGATCATCGACTCGTAGAAGGCGACGAACGAGTTCCGCATCAGGGCGGGCATGTAGCGGTCGACCATCGGCTCGAACATGATCGGCTCGATGGGGATGAGCGACGTGGCGGACTGGAAGACGAGCGCGCCGCTGGCGTGCGTCGCCGCCGTGGTCCCGTTGGCGCCGCGGCTGACGGTCCAGGACGTGGTCCCGAAGCCAGCGGTGACCTGCATCTGCTCGGCGTCGATCATGACGTAGAACGGTCCCGAGCCGGGGAACCCGGCTGCCGAGGTCACGCTGATCGAGGTCCCGCCGGTGCCGGTGACGGCCGCGGCGAGCGTCGTGTAGCCTGGGTTGAGGTTGGTGGCCGAGACCCGCGCCGCCTCCGTGAAGGCCTGGAGGGAGGACAGCGGGATGCTGCCGTATCCGGTGGTCAAGTACCTCCTCTCGGCGCATCCTCGGGCGCCGTCGCCCGGGCTCGCCGGGGCTCGTCGTCTCCACCGGCCCGCACGTACAGGCCGGACTCCAGCGCTATCGCGACCATCGCCGGGTCGCCCAGCTCCGTGTCGGCGGCCGGGACCCCGTCGAGGCGGCGGCGCCCGTCCCCGACCCAGCGTAGCCGCACGGGGCCCCGGAACGCTAGCCTGGCCGCCTTCGGCTCGGGGTCGCGCAGGTGCAGGGCCCTGGGCCCGTGGACGTGCTCGGACTCGCCGCGCCGGTGCAGCTCGCCGATCACCATCGAGTCGAGCGACCTCCAGTCGCGCTGCGCCTCGGGGATCCTGCAGAACACGTCCGGGTGCCGCGCGATGAACGAGTCGCGGAAGCGCACGCACCCGAACGCCGTCAGGGGCAGGTCGCCCCAGAGGTACGGGACCGCGCACCACCCCTGCGGGCAGGCCGCGAACCCCTCCACCGTCCCGGGCTCGGGGACCACGTCCTGCTCGACGACCGCGAACGTCAGGCCGTCCGCCCAGACGCCCGAGAGCAGGCCCCAGTAGGCGGCCGGGTCCTCCGGGTCGAGCACGGCATGGACCGGGTTGTGGGGCGCGAGGGCGGCCTCCGTCTCCGGCCTGAGCATGCCGGGGACGTACGGGACGTACACCAGCGGGTCCGGCGGCCAGCTCACCGGGGCGCCCCGCAGCGGCCGCAGCGCCTCGTCCACTCCCAGCCGTCCCAGCCGCAGGCGCAGGTCCAGCCGCCGGACCCGCGCGGGGGCGCCTTGACCTCGGCGGCGTAGTCACCCCTCGTCGAGCCCCGGCCGTCCACCGGGCCGCGCCGACGGAGCTCCTCGACGTGGGATGGCTCCGTGACGACCACACGGCCGGACGCCCCGACCGGGTAGGAGGTCCCGTCCGCCATCACGACCTCGCGGACGGACCTGTCGACGGCGACCCTCATGACTGCCAGGCCTCGACCGCGGCGACGGTCAGCTCGGCGGCGTGGTAGAGGTAGAGGCCGTCCCCCGACGCCACGGGCGGGCCGTACCGCCACTCGATGTCCTCGCCGACGGTCTGGAGGACGGACGTCGAGCCGTCGGTCGGGTCGGCGATCGTCTGGCCGAGCTCGGCGTACCGGAAGAAGTCGAGGACGGTCCGCAGGAGGACCGGGAACAGGTCCTGGACCGAGATCGAGACGTCCGACGCCCACATGACCCAGACCGTCAGCTGGTGTCTCGCCTGCCGCTGCCCGGCCCGCCCGGCGGCGGCGTCGGCGGCCGAGCGCGCGCGCGGGAGGGTGAGTCTCGTCTCGCGGCCCCTGCCGCCCCAGACGAAGGCCTGCGGCGTGGTCATGAAGGCCGACCCGGGCGGGGGCGGGGCGACCCATGACTGGACCGGGTCGAGGCCCGGCGACTCAAGGCCGCTGAGGCCGTCCGCCGCCCAGTGCTCGACCGAGTAGATGCTCACCAGGTCCTCGCGAACCGGGCGACGGCCTTCTCCCCTCGCTCGTACCAGTCCTGGCGGGCCACGCCGCCGATCGCGCCGCGTGCCTGCTGGGGGGCGAGCGCGGCCGAGCCGCGCATCAGGCCGAAGTAGGTCGCGAAGTAGAGGACGGCGTTCTGGAGGGTCTGCGGCATCGCCGTCAGGAGGACGCGCTGGTCGGGCCCGGTCAGGCCGCCGACCAGCGGGACGTGCGGGAACTGGAGGGGCGCCGCCAGCGTCAGCGTCCCGGGCCCCGAGATGGCGCCCGGGACGTCGGGCGTCATGCCCGACACGGACACGTCCTCGCGCGTCGGCGGGTCGGCCACCGTCCCGGCCGCGCCGAGCCCCTGGTCCGGGTCCCACCACCCGGAGACGTCGTCGACGTGGATCTCGGTGTCCCCGGCGGCCGCGGCGGCGTCGATCCCGGCGACCGGGAACCCGGAGACGGTGGTGACCTGCAGCATGTAGCCGTTGCGCCCGAGGGCCCACGAGACGTAGCCGGGCGCGACGAGGATGGTGGTCGGCGACGGGGACCCGCCCGCGGGGACGATGGTCCCGGTCTGGTGCTGCCCACCGTGCTCGACCACGAGTGACGTGGCCGGGATCGGCGAGAGGGCCACCGGCGGCGTGGCGGCCGCGGGACCGGCGGCGGCCCCGACGACCCGGAGGACCGGGGACCTCGTCATCCTCATCCTGGCCCAGCCGTTGCCGGGGACGGTCACGGCGAGGTCGGGCCCGAACTCCGTCTCCGTGTCGACCCCGGCCCTGAGCGACTGGTTCGCGACCGCGTCCGCCTCCGACGTCGCCTTCCAGCAGGCGTCGAGCTGCGCCGCCAGCTGGTCCTCTGACGAGGCGCCCTGGCGCGGGAACGACTTCCAGTCGACGCCGTAGTTGGTCGCGAGCAGGACCTTGGGCGTGATGTACGGTGTCAGCCCTGTCGTCACTCGGGTCCGTTCCTCCTATGGAGAGGTTAGCGCCTCGGGCCTGCCGCTGCCTAGCCGGTGAAGAAGGCCGGTGCCGGGTAGACGTTGAGCCGGTAGAGGTGGTACCAGCCGATCGTGCCAGCGGTGAACCGGCCGAAGCCGATCCACGCGGGCGTCCCGGCCCACGTGGTGTTGGCCGTGTAGGCGGTGAACGTCGAGCCGTCGTCGGAGTGCCTGGCTGTGTAGGTCGTGCCCGACTTCTTCAGCGTCTGCCACATGTGTTGGCGTGTGATCGGGCTGGACCACGCGGCCGACCCGCCCGTGCTGCTGTAGGCCCACGAAACGAGGTTCCAACAGTAGATCCCGGCTGAGTTGTTGTACTGGGAGGCGCCGACGCCGGTGCCGCTTGAGTCGACGGCGAACGGCCCGGCCATCTCGGTGTTGGCGATGGCCGTGTAGCCAGCGAACTCGACGACGATCTCCCAGTCGCCGGGCGGAGCAGGCCAGTAGAGCGCCGCGGCCGATGCGTCTAGCAGCACCTCGACACCCTGCCCGCCGCCCGGGACGAGGATGCTCGCCGCGGGCGCGCTGAAGCCGCGGTTGGCGACGCGCCGGTCGAGGTCCGGCCGGTTGCGCAACGCCGTGAAGTCGCGGCCGTAGGACGACATCCGGTAGCGCACGGGGTTGGACCACGTCCGCTGGTTGAACGGGACGCCGACCTGCGGCACCCGGGTCGGGTAGGCGGACCGGCGCTGCTGCTTCGCGTACATCAGCCTGGGAAGAACGTCGGGCCGGGCCAGACCGTGACCCGCCACAGCCGCCACCAGAACTGGATCGCGGTGTAGAACCGGCCCACGCCGATCCAGACCGGCGTGCCAGCCCATGTGTTGGCCGTCTGGTACGACGTCCACGTCGACCCGTCGTCGCTGTGCTTGCCGGTGTACGCCGTGCCGGACTTCCTCAGGGTCTGCCACATGCGGCGCTGGTCGTTGAATGGACCGCCGGTCCACGTCGCGGTGTTGCCGGACGAGGCGTACGCCCAGCTCGACAGGCCCCAGTTGACGACTCCGGCCGGGTTGTTGTACTGGGTGCACGCCTGCCCCGTGCCGGAGGCGTCGACGGTGAACGGGCCGACCATCTCGATTCCGCCATTGCCAGCAGAGTAGCCGCTGAACTCGACGACGATCTCCCAGTCGCCAGGGGGGGCCTGCCAGTAGACCGCGGCTCCCTGCGTGTCGAAGTACACCTCGACCGGCTGCCCTCCGCCCGGCACGAGGATGCTGGTCGACGGCGTGGAGAAGCCGCGGTTGCGCACGACGCGGTCGAGGGACGCCCGGCCCGGCATGGCCGTGAAGTCGCGGGCGTAGGGGCTCGACAGCCCAGGCCGCATCCAGACAGGGTTGGACCACTTGGAGGCGCCCGGGAACGGGACGGCCTGCTGCCTCGGGACCCCTGCGTGCTTGCTCGGGACGAGGACCCTCGACACCTAGAAGTCGCCGTACTGGGCGAGCAGCGTGAGCGTCTTGGCCGAGGTCACGGCCGCCTGCACACCGGCCTTCAGAACGTCGCCCGCGCCGAGTTGGAGCGTGCCGTCAGGCAGCAGGAACGGCAACTGGCCGACGTCGAGGACCTGCACGGCCGCGGTCGGGTTGGAGGCGGTTGCGTCGCCCGACCCGGCCGGGACCCGCTTGCCGCCGATCGGGTAGTTGGTGCCCGACCCGCCGATCTGGACGTAGAGGCCCACGTCGTTGGCGGCCGTGTCGGTCGTGGTCGCCTCGACGCCCAGGACGAGGCTGCCGTTCGAGCCAGCGGTGAGGAGCGTCTTCAGGGACGTGCCGTCGCCGTTCGCGAACTGAACGGCGGCCGTCTTCGGGGTCGCGTAGAAGATGGGGCTCGTCCCGGCAGCCATCAGGTCACCTCATGTTCTGGTAGGCGTAGAGGAGCGCAGCCGCCGTGACCGCGGGCGGGGCCGCCCCGCCGGTCGGGAGCGAGGCGACCGTCAGGACGTGGGCCGCGACCTCCCCGGACGCGTGGGACACGGCGCTCTGGGCGCCGCCGTACGGCTCGGCCGCCCTCGAGACCGTGAAGGTCGTCCCGGCGACCGAGGTCACGAGCATCAGCTCGGCGTTCGTCAGGTCGGCGCGGCAGACGAGGAGCCGGAAGTTCCCGGACGTCGGGAACCCGGTCGCGCTCGCCACGGACACCGTCCCGTCGCCGCTCCCGACCGGCGAGGCGACGGTCGTCCTGGCGCCGTTGGCGTACTGCTCCGTCACGGGACCGGGGCCGGGAAGGCCGAGACGAGGAACTCGCCCGCCCCGGCTGTCTGGACCGAGCCGCCGGGCGGAGACCACCAGCGGTACTGCCAGCGGCCCGGCTTCGCGGACGTGTCGACGTCGAGGGTGTAGACGCCGGACGAGGCGCGGACGATCGGAGACCCGACGTCGTCCGTGCGGTACGTCGTCGTCTTGCCGGTCGGGTCGACCACGTCGACGCATGCCACGTCGGGGTCGACCGTGGAGCCCGTCTTCTTGTTCGTGTAGGTCCCGGAGACCGTGACGGCATTCCCTACGGTGTACCGGTTGGGCGGTTCGCTCGCTGAGCGCCTCCTCAGTCCGTCAGGGCGTCCGACACCGCGACGGCGTACGTCGCCGAGGCTGCCTGGGCGACGGCGTGCCCGGCGGAGTCCGCCGTCCCCACGCCGAAGGCTACCCCATCGGCCGTCGCGACGGTAGCCGCCGCCGCGTCGGACGCCGCGGCCGAGAAGGCGGCGTAGTCGGCGGCGGAGACGCGGTCGGCCCGGATGCTCGGCCTGAACTGGGACGCGAGGAAGCCGAGGAGGCCGAGGGCCGCCCGGAGGGCCACCGAGACGCGGCGCGCGATCGCCCCCGAGGGCAGCGTCGAGGCCGTCATGGACCGAGCCGTCGAGCGGGCGAGGGCGGCGGCGGACGTGAGGGCGGCGGCGAGCTGGACCGGCCTCGTCCTCAGGATCGAACCGGCCGAGGCGATCGAGGCCGCGAGCGGGACGCCGGTGGACCTCGAGGCCGCCCCGGCCGCCCCGAGTGCCCCGGCGAGGCTCCGCGCCGTCCTGCGGACGGCGGCGCCCGCTGGCGAGACCGACGCGGCCAGCGCCCTCGTCCCGACGCGCGACAGGGCACCGGCCGGTGAGGCCGCCCCGGCCAGCCCGCGAGCGGTCGTCCTGGCCAGCGCGGCGGACGGGGACAGCGACGCGGCCAGATCGACCAGGGTCGGCCCGAGATGGGACCACGCGAGTGACCCGGCCGCGTCGAGCGCGGCTGACAGGGCCCTCGAGGACGCCCGCGCCAGCGAGGCGGACGCCGAGGCCGACGCGGCGAGGAGGCGGCCAGTGCGCCGGGTGAGGGCGCCCGAGGCGGAGACGGCGGCCGCGAGCTGCCTGGAGGCCGCCCGGGCGAGCGAACCGGCCGGGGAGGCCGAGGCGGAGAGCTTCCTGGCGGTGGACCTCGAGGCCGAACCGGCCGGGGAGGCGGTCCCGGCGAGCGGGACGCCGGTCCTGAGGGACGCCGCCCCGGCGGGTGACGAGGCCCCGGCCAGCGCCCGGGCCGTGCGCCGGGCCAGCGAGGCTGACGACGATAGGGCGGCCGCGAGCGAGACGAGGCGCGCCCTGGCCAGCGCACCGGCCGGTGGCAGGGCGGCGGCGAGCCTCCTCGAGGTCGACATGGCGACCGACGCGGACGTCGTGATCGCGGCCGTCAGGTAGACGAACCTGCCGCCGGACGACTCGAGGGACCCGACGGGCGACAGGGCACCCGCGAGGGCCCGGGCCGCCAGGCGTGCGAGCGAGGCCGCGGGGCCGATCGACGCGGACAGGGCCCTGGAGGCCGCCCGGGCGATCGAGCCGGACGGGCCGACGGACGCCGCCAGCCTGCGCGCCGTCAGGCGGGCCGCGGACCCGGCCGGGGAGACGGCTGCCGACATCGTGTGCGGGAGCGCCCGGAGGACGGCCCCGGCAGGAGAGAGTGACGCGGCCGCGAGCCGGTACGGGAAGGAGCGCCAGACGACGCCGGACGGCGAGGCCGAGGCCGCCAGCTGGCGCGCCGTCCGCCGGGCCGCGGCGCCCGCCGGGGTGACCGACGCGGCCAGCCGGTACGGGAACGCCCGCAGGACCGTCCCGGCCGGGCTGACCGAGGCCGTCATCCTGTACGGGAAGCCGCGCGAGGCCGAACCGGCCGCGGAGAGCGACGCGGACAGGGCGCGGGCAGTCGACCTGGTGATCGCACCGGCTGGCGCGACGGACGCCGCGAGCCGGTAGGGGAACGCCCTGAGCAGGGCACCGGCCGGTGCGACGGCCGCCGTCAGGCGGACCGGCATCCCGGTGCGGACGAGGACCCCGGCCGGGGACGCGGAGGCGATCAGGGCGCGGGCCGTCCGCCGGGCGGCGGCGCCGGATGCCGCGAGGGCAGCCGTCATCCGCACCGGCATCCCGGCCCGGCCGATCGCCCCGGCGGGCGAGACGGACGCGGCGAGCGCCCTTGCCACGGCGCGGGCGGCCGCCCCGGCTGGCGACAGCGAGGCTGGCATGGGGCGCGCCGTCCTCCTGGACGCGGCCCCGGACGGGGTGACGGACGCTGCCAGGGTCCTGACCTGCGCCCGGAGGACGGCCCCGGCGGGCGAGAGGGACGCGGCCAGCTGGCGCGCGGCGGACCTGGCGAGAGTCCCGGCCGGGCCGATCGACGCGGCGAGGCGGTACGGGAACGAGCGGGTGAGTGAGGCGGCCGGGCCGATCGTGGCCGTCATCCTGACCGGCATCCCCGAGCGCGCGAGGGCGCCCGAGGAGGCGACGGCGGCGGCAAGCGCCCTCGCCGTGCGGCGGGCGGCGGCCCCGGCTGGCGTGACCGAGGCGGCCATCCTGACCGGCATCCCGGCCCGGCCGAGGACGCCGGACGGCGAGGCGGACGCGGCGAGGGCCCGTGCGGTCGACCTGACGGCGGCGCCAGCCGGTCCGATCGACGCCGCGAGGGACCGGGCGGCGCTCCGCGAGACTGACCCCGACATGGATACGGAGGCCGAGAGGGCGCGGACCTGGGCCCGCAGGACCGTCCCGGTCGGGGTGACCGAGGCGGCCAGCGCCCTCGCAACGGCCTTGGCCGCCGCGCCGGACGGGGAGACGGCGGCCGCGAGCGCCCTCGAGGTGCGGCGAGCGTACGCCCCGCCCGACGAGATCGAGGCCGAGAGCGGGACTGCGGATGCGCGCGCCAGCGCACCGGCCGGTGCGACGGAGGCCGCGAGGGCCCGGACGTACGCCCGGAGGACCGTCCCGGCCGGGGTGACTGAGGCCGAGAGCTTCCTGGCGGTCGAGCGCACGGCGGCCCCTGCGGGCCCGATCGCCGCCGTCAGGCGGACCGGCATCCCGGCCCTTCCGAGCGCCCCAGACGAGGACGCCGCGGCCGCGAGGGCGCGCCTGGTCGACCTCGTCAGCGCGTCGGTCGCGGCGGCGCCGTACGAGCCGAGGACGGTCGAGCCGGGGACCGCGGCGCCGAGCAGGGCGCCGAGGCCGGACGAGCCTGGGGGGCCGAACCCGATCGAGGCGGCGAGGGCGTGGGGGAACGCCCGAGCGGCAGCGCCAGCCGGGCCGATGGACCCGGCGAGCGTTCGCGTCGTGAAGCGGAGCAGCGACCCGGACGGACCCTCGGCCGCAGTCAGCGAGCGCGCCGCCCGCTTGGCCGCCGACCCCGCAGGCGAGATGGTAGCCGACAGGGCCCTCGAAGCCGAGCGCGAGAGGGCCCCGGCCGGGGTGACGGAGGCCGCGAGGGCGCGGGCCGTCCGCCGGGCCGCCGACCCGGACGGGGACTCCGAGGCCGTCATCCTGACCGGCATCCCGGTGCGGACGAGCGAACCGGCCGGGCCGGAGGACGCCGCAAGGGCCCGGGCCGTCCGCCGGGCGGCGGCGCCCGCCGGGCCCATTGAGGCGGTCATCGAGTGCGGAAGGGCCCGCAGGAGGACACCGGCCGGGCTGACGGACGCCGCCAGCGAGCGCGCCGTGCGGCGGGCGGCCGAGCCGGACGGGGTGACGGAGGCGGCCATCGCCCTGGCCGACAGGCGGGCGAGCGCCCCGGCTGGACCCTCCGTGGCGGTCAGCGCGCGCTTCGACGCCCTTGAGAACGACGAGGCGGCCGGGGACATGCTGGCGGTCAGGGTCGAGGTGTAGGTCGTCCCGCCGCCGGTCGACGCCCCGTGGAGGAGTGTGAGGAGGCTCAATCAGCCCCGGCTACGGCTCGATGCGGACGGCGGCTTCCTCGCCGTCGAGGGTGCCGAACTGCCAGTACCGGCCGTCGTTGTCGCGGTGCTCGATCGCGAGGACCTCGTGGAGCGACGCGTGCGTGCCGCGCTTGGCGACGTCGTAGACCGCTCCCTCGACCAGCGGCACCCGCTTGTACGCGATCCCGAGGGCCCCGATCAGGAGCTCCATCTTCATCAGGGTGCACCCGAGGCCCTGGTAGTACCCCGGGCGGCCGTTATGGTACGGGTAGGTGTGGGTCACGAACGGGGCCTTGATGTAGCCAGCCACGTTGAGGAGCGTGTCGAGCGTCAGCTCGGGGACGATCACGTCCTGCTCGAGGCTCCAGACCCAGTCGTACCCGTTGAACTCGGCGTGGTCCGCGATCACCCTCCACGAGCGGTAGAACGTATCCTCCCAGTCCTTCGAGGGCTCGACGTGGCGGACGTCGAGGTCGCCGTAGACCTTCGTCCACTTGCGCCTGACCCGGTCGGCGTACTTCCCGCCGTCGGCCGTGTTGTCAACCAGGATGGTCCGGCGGTTCTTCCAGTGGAGGGCGGCGACGTGCTCGAGCCACTCCTTCAGGATCGGGGCGAGGCCCTTGTACGTCGGGCAGCCGATCAGGACCGAGTCCTCGCGGTCCGGGACGGGGGCCTCGGCGACGAACACGTCCCCGGGCGGGGGGTCCTGCACGGCGGCGGGGGCGGTCCCGGCCTTCGAGGCCTTCCCCCTACCCACGGCGCGCCTGCTTCCTGATCTCCCCCCTGACGGCGTCCAGCGCGTCGGCCGGGGTCGCCCTCGGAGGGCCCTCCCGCTCCCAGAGGATGACGCCGCCCGACCCGTCGAGCGGCGGCAGCCTGGAGCGGACGGTCGCGGTCCACATCTCGCCGTGCATCTCGTCCGTGGTCTCGTCGTGCAGCTTGAGGCCGGTCCATGCCCAGCCGTCCGGCAGGGATTCCCGGAGGCGCGCGACCTCCTCCTCGAAGACCTTCGCCTTCATCGGCCATGCTCCCCTCTACGCGATTCGCTGAATGTACGCGAGCGCATAGTAGCCGGGCCAGGCGGTCGTATGGTCGGCGACGACCGGCTGGGTGATCGAGTGGGCGGAGACGACCGGCTGGGTGATCGAGTGGTCTCCAACCACGGGCTGGGTGATCGTGTGCGTCAGGCTGGTCGGCCCCGTGACGGCCGCCGAGGTCGAGGCGGACGAGGTCCGGAAGGTCGACGACGTGTTGAGGGTGTGGGCCGCGATCGCGACGTTGGTCGTCAGGGTGTGGCTCGAGAGCGAGACGTTCGTGGACAGCGTATGGGCGCTGACCGCGACGCTCGTGGAGAGCGAGTGGCTCGAGGCGGCCGCCGCGCCGGACTGGGTGAGCGACCCGGTCAGGTTGGTGTTGGCGACGCCCGCGTTGTCCTGTCGCGCGCCGACCACGAACTTGTCGCGCAGGTCGGGCGTCCCGTTCGTGCCGTCGCACAGCTGCCAGTTGGAGGGGATCGAGGCGATCGAGCCGGACCACAGGATGATCCCGCCGATCGGCATGACCTCGGGCGCGTAGTACGCCATCGCCGCCTCCTCAGACCGACCTGTGCCGGACGAGCCGGACGCCGGGGACGGCGGCGCCGATGGCGTAGTGCTCGGCGATCCTCGCGGCGGAGAGCGCCGTCCCGTACAGCGCCACGCGCGAGATCGACCCGCCCATGTAGGCGGACCAGACCCCGACGTAGATCGACTGGGACGCGGGGACGGCCCCCGTGATCCCCGGCGTCAGGATGCCGCCCGACCCCCGGACCCCGTCGAGGTAGCCGACGAGGTGCGTCCCGTCCCAGGTCGCCGCGATGTGGTGGAGGGCCCCGTCCGAGACGTTCGACGCGGTGTCGAGGAAGTTGTTCGACCCGCCGTAGAGCACCGCGTACATGTGCCCCGACGAGTCCCAGCCGAGGAACCACGACTGGTTCGCGGAGTAGGCCCCCCACCCGACGGCCTGCGCGTTCGCCGACGCCGGGACCCGGACCCACGCCTCGGCGGTCCACGACCCGTTGCCGGTCGGCATGAAGTTGTCGGCCGTGTCGCCCACGTAGCCCGTCGACCCGTCGAGGCCGAGCGCGCCGCCCCCGACCCCGATCCCCTGGACCCCCTGACGCACCGTCCCGCCGTACACCCACGTCCTCGTGTTGCCGGACGAGTCGGCCGGGACGGAGCCCTTCGACTCGTCGAGCCGCAGGTACGCGAGCGGCGAGTCGGAGAGCACCGACAGGTCGTACTGGTCGGGCGGCGAGGCCATGATGACCGGGAACCCCATGTCCGCGCCGGGCGACGAGAGCGGGGAGTTCATCCGCGATCCCCACCCGGTGCCGGGAACCCACTGGAACGCCGCCATGTACGGCGAGCCGGAGATCCCGAGCACGACCGCCTTGCCGTCCGGCGTGAACGCCGCGCCGTAGACGACCACCCCCGGGCCGATCACCGGGTCGGCGTACTTGGAGCCGAAGCCGGTCGTGCTGTTGAAGGCGTAGGCCGAGACGTACGGGGAGGAGTTCAGCGCGAACAGGACGACCGACCCGTCGGGGCTGAACGCGATCGAGTTGGGGCTCCCCGGGAGGGCCGTGCCGGGGGCGGAGTACTTGGACCCGAAGCCGGTCGAGTCGTCCCAGTGGTACGCGCTCAGGAACGACGCCGACGAGTCACCGGCGATCACGGCCTTGCCGTCCGGCGACACGGCCAGTGCGTTGCCCATCAGGGTCGGGAGCGACGCCGGGTTCGAGTACCTGGACCCCCAGCCGGAGGCGAAGTGCCACGCCCCGATGTACGGAGAGGCGTTGATGCCGACGATGACGGCGGCCTTCGACGGCGTGAACGCGATGCTGTAGCAGTCGGCCTCGGGCAGCGTCCCCGGGTCGGCGTACTTGGAGCCGAAGCCAGCGCTCCACGGCCACGCCTCGAGGTACGGCGTCGTGCTCCCCGACATGGCGACGGCGCCGCTGACGGCGGCGAGGCCGTTGGGGTAGTTGACCGCGCCGGGCGCGTTCCCGTAGCGCGTCCCCCAGCCGGAGGCGACCAGGAACGGGAACGCCGCCGCGTCGTACCCGGGCGACGACTCGCCCATGATGACGGCGGTCGCCCTGTCCGGCGAGGCGAGCGTGGCGGGGTACGAGGACGGCGACGACGGCGACGAGTAGGCCGCCCCGAAGCCGGAGCCCGAGTCGAAGCGGGCCGCGTACAGGGACGTCGTCTTCGCGGCGGCGGCCGCGTAGGCCGTACCGACCGACCCGGACGAGCGGAGGAACACGTGCTGGCCCGAGTTGTAGTCGCCGCCGGACGTCGTCGCCGTGACCGACCCGACCGTGGTGACGCCGCTGAGGATCGAGTAGGAGGCCTCGGCCTCCAGCTGACCCGCGCCGCCGGAGTTCGTGTTCCCGGTGTCCGAGTAGCCGCCCGGCTGCGTGATCGCCGTCCCGACTCGGGAGGCGGCGAAGTTCACGTCGACGCCGTTGCACGACGCCCACGACCCGAGCGCGGGCGAGACGATGCTCGCCGACGCGGAGGCCGTCTGACCGGCGTACTGCGAGGGCGTGGGGATGACCGGGTCGACGCCCGAGAACGCGACCACCGTCGTCACGCTGTACACCGCGCTGCCGAGCGTCAGGGAGTACGAGGACGGCTCGGACGCGGCGACCCTCCAGAACAAGCGCTGGCCGATGTTCGCGGCGAGGTTGTTGAGCAGGGGTGCCCACCCCGTCGGCGTCGTGCAGGTCGGCTGGCCGACCGTGGCCACCACGAGGACCATGACGTCGCCGTCGACGACACCGGACGGGACGGTCGCCGTGATCGAGGTCGTCGACCCGGCGGACGCGGCCCTGTTGCGGTACGCGGCGGCCATCGTCAGACGAGCTCGGTGATCCGGACCGCCCCGGCCGCCGCGCTCCAGACGCCGACCACCTGGCCCTCGTACTCGTAGGGCAGCTCGTAGTACCCGCCCGAGGCGATCTTGACCGTGAAGCTGGTCGCCGAGGCCGTGCCGGAGCCGAGCAGGAGGTACAGGGTGGCCGTCGAGTCGTTGAAGAACGTCGCGCCCGCCCGGCTCGCGTTCGCCGCGAGCAGGGTCGTGGATGTCGTGGTTCCCGACACGTTGGTGGAGGTCGGGGTCGACGACGTGGCGTCGACGACGCGGAGGCCGTTGGCGGGGGCGCCGGGGCCCGCGTCGACGGGCGTGGTCGATCCGACCGTCCCGTCGACCAGCTTCATCTGCTGGTACTGGACGACCGGCGTCGAGCCGATCCCCTCGGACGCGATCGTCGGGGTGGCGTCGCCTGAGCCCGTCGCGGGAATCTTGACGTTGTTCGCCACCTACACCTCGATCGCTGTGGGGGCGGGGCCCCGCGGGCGCCCGCCCCCGGCTCGCGCTCCCCCCCCGGACGGGGCTACCCGCCGGAGTTCAGCGTCAGGGTGTAGGTGAACTGGATGGAGTCGCCGTTGATGACGTTGATCGCCGAGAACTGCTTGTGGTCGAGCATGACCGGCAGGATCGTGAACGCCTCGGTGGCGCCCGGGGTCGAGCCGCCCGTGCCGTCCGCGACCTTGAACCAGCCCGACGCGAGCGCCCCGACGGCGAGCGTGCCGATGTGGGTCGTGTTCGAGAGGTTCAGGCCCCAGACGGTCGTGGTGCCCGGCTTGACGATGGTCTGCTGGAGGCCGCGGACGGTCGCGGAGGACGCGGTCTGGGCGGAGCCCGTGTCCGTCCATGTCGTGGCCGACGTGGCCGTGAACGGGGTGCCCGTGGACGAGGTCAGGGTCGCGAGGGAGTGGACGCCCCACTCGGTGATGGCAAGGGAGCCGCCAGCCGAGATCGTCGCGACGGTGCGGTACTGCTGGGAGTTGGCCGTCGAGACGTTCGACGCCGTCCCGGTCACGGCGGTGGTCGTCGTCGGCGCGGCGAGCGTGCCGAGCGCGATGTCGGTCGCGGCGGCGGCGGTCGCGTTCGTGCCCCAGGCGTGGTAGTTGGCGAGGCCGATCGTCGACAGGTTCAGCTGGGCCGACCACGCATAGTCGTTGGCCATCGCCATGACCCCGACGTTCGTCACCGCCCCGGAGCCGAGGTCGTAGCCCAGACCGCGGAGGAGGTCGAAGTCGTCGCGGTTGTCGGAGATGACGTGCCCGTGCCGGTCGCGGTGGAGCGCGTAGAGGCGCGTCGCGAACAGCTGCTGGGCCGTGATCGCGGCGTCCTCGCGCCGCGCGAGGTAGGCGAGCCTCCCGCCCAGGAGCGGGATGCGGATGGACGGGATGCTGGTCAGGAAGTCCTCCTCAAGAGAGATGCGATGGCGTCGGCGAGGCGCCGGACCGGCGACGGCTCGGCGCGGCGCACCGCGATCCCGAGGTCGCCCTTGGGACTGACCGTGCCCTTCGCCACCCTACGCCTCCGCCGCCTCCCCGGCCTGGTTGCCCCGACCGGTCGCCCGGCGGGCGCACCTCCGGCATCGCCATCGGTCGCCCGTCCAGACTATGTGCTCGCTGCAGTGCGGGTGCCCGCAGTCCGAGCAGTTCTCTACCGTGTACTGGCCCGGGCGGGCGCAGAGGCGGCATAGCCGCTTCGGCCGCCCCATCCCTGGTCAGCCCCCGTCGACGACGACACGGACCTCCGGCCCGTCCGCCGCCGCGGCCTTGTCCTTGCGACCGCGCCGCGCGGGGCGGCCCTCCAGCGCCTCGGCGATCCGCTCCCCGATCTCGGCCGCCGTGCTGCCCTGGCCGGACTCGCGCTCGGCGCGCTCGGCCTGGGCCTGCGTCGGCGGCAGGAGGCGGGTGTCGTACACGGCACCGGCGTTCTTGACGAGGTACGGCTCGCACAGATCGCAGTCGATCGCCGTCGGCGTCTCGTCCTCGGGCGGCGCGTTCCGGTTGTGCACGTGCCCCGTCTCGGGGATGCCGATGCTGTAGAAGGTGTGCTGGAGGTAGACGGTCATGTCCTCAATGAGCCTCCGTCGCTTGGCGCCAGGGCGGAGCCGCACCTGCCGCACTCGGTTGTCCAGGGCCAGCACGAGCGCCCGCAGGACGGGCACTCCCGGCCGTCGACCGCCCCGGCGGAGTAGCGCGCCGGAGCGATCTCGACGATGGCGTCGTAGCGCCTCATGGCCGCGCTCCCGCGGATGGACGCCGCCGCCTCGTCCTGCACGACCACCCGCCCATGCCTGTCGGCCTGGACGGACGACCCGTCGGGCATGTCGAGGCCCCGGGCGCCCCCGAGGAGCTGGAACAAGGGCACGTTGCGCCTCCTATGGTCCCGGCGGGGCGGGCGGTGAGGGAGAGCACCGCCCGCCCCGCGTGAAGTGCTAGGCCCAGTTGCCGTTCGTGGAGTCGCCCGACTTCTGGATGCCGCCGAGGCGGCCGGAGAACTGCGGGGCGATGCCGACGAGGGCGCCGTACTGGAAGAGCGAGTACCGGAACGTGACGTCGATGACCGGCCAGCTGATGCTGACGTAGTCCTGGACGTTCGTGACCTCCCAGGCGTTGCCGACGTTGGAGAACGACTGGGGCAGCTGGTAGGTCAGCGCCAGCGCGTTGCCCTGCTGCATGTACGGGTGGGTGACGAGGGCGACCATCGACCGCGTGATCGGGTTCTGGATCTGGGAGACCGCGGCGCCAGCGCGGATGTTCCCGACGTCGTCCATGTCGATGCGGATCTGGTACGCCTGCTGGCCGCCCGAGGACTGCGCGAGGATGTTCTCGGCGAAGTTCGCCGAGTCGGTGCCCTCGACGAGCAGCTCGGCCGGGTCGGCCCGGAAGCCGCCGGAGTCCGAGGCGTTGTTCGACGCCGTGTTGTCCCAGAGGCCGCGCCACATGTCGGCGAGGACGGCGATCGTCAGCTGGCTGCCGACGGACTGGTTGATGTACCCGGCCTTGTAGCCGGACGCCGGGTAGGAGCCCGTGTGGGTCGACCCGTCGAGGATCGGGAACAGGCCGTCGTAGTCGTTGGAGTTGCCGGTTCCGGAGTCGGCCGTCGGGGGCTGGGTGCCGCCCGTCGGGAGCGCCCCCTGCAGGGTGTACTTGTGGCCGCCGACGCCGGAGGCCATCAGGTAGTACGTCCCGGCGGCCGTGCCGGTCGTGACGTAGATGTTGTACTGGGCCGCGCCCGCGGTCGGGACGATCGTGACGTCGCAGACCTGACCGGCCGACCAGTTCGCCGTGCCCGCCGAGGACGGCAGGGACTCGCCGAAGAACGTGGTGGCCGTCACCTTGACGTAGACCGCCGTGGTGACGCCCGACAGGGCCGTCTCGCCGGTGGCCGCGGTGCGGGCAGCGACGGTGGGCGCGGACGGGGCCGAGACGTTGTCGATCTTCGCCTGGAGGATCGTGTGCTCCTCCGCGAGCATGGCCTCCTGCAGCAGGATCAGGTTCGCGAGCGCCGAGATGTCCTCGAAGCCCTGGCCGCTGAACTGGGCGAGCCACGAGAGGGCCTCGGTGATCCCGAAGAACTTGTACGGGATCGTGACGTCCTCGGCGTGCTGGGAGCCCGCGGCCGGGAGCTGGTTGGGCCAGTTCGTCGCGGCGAGCCCGCCGCCGCCCGGGAACTCCGGGATGGACCAGCGCAGGACGGACTGGCCGCCTGTGTGCGAGCCCGAGATGCCGGTGAACACCTTGACCCGGCGGGACGTGCCCTGGCCCTGGGTCCTGGGGAGCTTGTTGCGGAGGGGCGAGTAGACCGGGTAGATCAGGCGGCTCGGGGCCACGAGGTCGTACGGGACGAGGCCCGTCGAGAGCGGCGACGAGAGCGAGATCGTCTTGCCGACGGAGGCGGCCAGCTCCTGGACCGCGGCGAACAGCTGGGTCATCGCCTGCTGCTGCGGCTGGGCGGCGTAGAAGCGGCCGAACTCGGTGATGAACGACGGGTTCATCGACTTGAAGGCGTCGGCGCCGTCCCGGCGGGAGCGCTCGGACACCCTCCGCATGGCCTTCGCGAGGCGCATGCCGTGGTCCATGATCTTCGAGGTGCTCCGCAGCGGCCTGTTGCCGCCGACGCGGGCGTACCCCTCGCCCTTGACGAGCTCGGCGGCCTGGGTCGCCAGCTCGGTCCGGGCCTTGCCGGACGACGGGCGGAAGTCGCCCGCCCTGAACAGGGTTGCCAGAAACTCTCCTCCCCTGTGGGGATGCGTCAGTTGATGGACCGGCCGTGGCGGGCGAGCCAGTCGACCGCTCGGTTCCGGGTGACGGGGTCGGAGGAGCCTGCCAGGTCCTCGTAGAAACCGGCGCGCCGCGAGCGCTTCTCCGCCTTCCGCGCCTTGCGCGCGGCCTTGGCGGCGTCTGCGGTGGCCAGCTTGTCCGAGGCCGACGGCTGCCGGAGCCCGCGCGGGGCGGCGGCCGTCGTGTCAGGCGAGGACGCGAGGTCCTCGTACGCCTGCTCCAGGTTGGCAATCTTGGTGGCGAGGGGCGCGGTGGCCTTCGAGAGGGCCGCCTCGAACTCCTCGGGGGTGTACGTCTTGGCGACGGGCGCCGCGGCCGGGACGGCGACCACGGGGACGGGGCCGGAGTCCGCCGACCGGTTGGGGATCGACGGCAGGGCGGGCGGCCTCTGGGACGGCGACGGGTACGGCTGCCGGTCGAAGGCGTTCGAGCCACCGGCGTCCATCAGGCAGAGCTCGGGCCTCCAGTCGGCGAGGCCGTCGTGGACCTCGGCCATCTTGGAGGCCAGGTAGCGCTGGTGCCCGTCCGTCAGCGGACCGCGGTCGATCGAGGCGGGGTCCAGCGGGTGGGTGGCAGACGGGATCGTCGCGTGCGGGTGGCCCGTGCCGCCCTGGTCCTGGTGGCCCTCCGAGATGTAGCCGCGCCGGAACTGGCCGGGCGTGATCGTCTCGGACGGGCTCGGGAGCCCGACCGGCTCGGCGGCGTCCTTGTTGGCCGCGCGGAACGCCTCGACGAGGCCCTCGCGGGCCGCGGCGAGCGCCTCGGCGTGCCCCGACAGGGCGTCGAGGGCGGAGATGGCCTTGCCGAGCGCCACGATGCCCGCTGGCGTCCCGCCCTCCCGGACCTCGGACGCGAGGGCCGCGTAGGCCGCGTCGCGGGCGGACGCGCCGAGCGCGTCCCCGAGCCTCTTCTCGACGGACGGGTAGGCGGCCGCCAGCGCGTCCGTCCCGTATGCTCCGCAGGTGACGTCGTGCGCGCGCCGGACGAGGTAGGAGACCTCCTCGCCGTCGCCGGGCGCCGCGACGATCTTGGCCGCCGCGGCCTTGGCGGCCTTGCGCGCGGCCTTGGCCGCCTTGCGCTCGGCCTTCTCGGCGTCGTCGGTGCCGTCGGTCGTCCAGGCCTTGCCGCACTTCACGCACTTGTCCGAGTCGCCGAACATCCCGCCGCAGGACGGGCACTTGCGGCCCGCGGCCTTGTCGGCGGAGTCGTCGTCCGCAGCGCCGTCGGCCGGTGCGTCGGCGCCAGCCTTCGGCTTCTGGTGCTCCAGGAACTGGGGCGGGACCTTGCCCTTGGCCGCCTTGTCGGCGTCCGAGTCGTCCCCGTCGTCCGAGTCGTCCCCACCGGCCGTGTCGCCGAGGTCCCCGGCCGCGTCCTTGAGGTCGTCCGCCGCGTCGGCGATGTTCTCGGCGGCAGACGCGAGGTCGGCCCCCTTGGTGGTGTCCGCGTCGTCTGCCACAGAGTCCTCCATGTCGGCCGGATTAGGCCCCGCCTGCGCCTTGACTGTGCCGAGTACGATGTTGTTCGGGCTCACGCGCTCGTTGGTCGTGTAGTCCTTGATCTGGGCCACTTCCGAGTGGTCGACGTACGTCTGGGGGGGATCCCCGTTCGTCCTCATGCCGGGGCTCGACCCGGCCGTCGTGGCTCCCGTCCGGAAGACTGTCTTGTCGGGCGTCACCGACGACACCGTGCCGCGAACGTTGGCCCCGCCGTTGAGGACGAGGTGGACATCGTGCCCCTCGCGCCCTTGGTGGGCCGGTGGGACCCTGTCCTGCCATGACCGGGTGCCCTCGCCCGAGCCACCTCCGGACCAGCGCCCGTGGTCGTCGCGCTCCTGTGAGTCGCTGTACTTCTCGACGCTCGCGCCCCGCCGGTCCACTAGCTCGATCCCGGTCCCGCCGTAGCCGAGCGTGTCGATGCGCGCCCAGCGCGCCCCGGCCGTGACGACGCGCCCCGTGGCGACTGAGCCGTCGGCCTCGGTGATCTTGATGACCGAGCCCTCGCGGATGCGCGGCGCGCGCGGCGCCGGGTCCACCTCGGCGGGCCGGAGCGAGACGACCTTCCCGACGTAGGCCATCCTGCCGGACCGGTCGGCCTTCGCCAGGGCGAACTTGGCGTTGTAGTTGGCGGGCCGGTCGACCAGGCTGATCTCGACGATGCGCCCGCCTACGATGCGCCCGCCGCGGGCCCGGGCGTCACGGACGATCCGGGGCCGGGCGATCCCGACGGAGTAGCCGCCGTACACCCCCTCGTCGCAGAGCTTGACCGCGGTCGGCTCGACGACGCGGGACCGGACCCACTCGCCGCCCTCGGCCCCGTCCCCGTCGCGGTGCTCAAGCATGATGCCCTTGCCCGCCGGTGGCAGGTTCGTGCTGTGCATCTGTCGGACGTTCGCGGCCGTCTCGTACCAGTCGGCCATCGCCTTCCGGGCGTACTCGGGGTCGACGATCTGCTCGTCCGAGTCCACCGTCCCGTCGGTCACCTTCCCGTAGACGATCCTGACCGACGGGTCGAGCGGGTCCCGCTCGACCTTGACGATCGGGACCCAGCCGTACTCGATGTCGTCGCCCCTACCGGCCCGCGTCGCCAGTACCAGCCTCCTCGCGCCCAGGTGCCTGTCGCGCCAGAGCCTAGCGCGGGCGGGGGGCGCGCGTACAGCCTATCCGCGGTCCCCCGGGTACTGCTCGCGGATCTCGGTCCTGAGGCGGACGTCGTGCCAGCCGACGTTGGAGCCCTGGCGCCCCATCCCGCGGACCTGGGCGTGGGCGGCCGTCATCCCGGGGACGACCGAGACGCGGCCGCCCGCCTCGCGGACCCGGCGGCAGAGCTCTATGTCCTGCTGGCCGAAGCGGTCGCGCTCGTCGGGCGCCGCCGGGACGTCGTGCCAGCCGCCGTCGGGGCCCCTGAGCCAGCGGCGGTCCGTCCTGAACCACGGCCGCTCTAGGCGCTCGAGGGCGGGGACGGACAGGGCCGCCAGGCCGGTCCCGACCCATAGGACCGCCCCTGCCTCGTCGCGGACCGCGCAGCCCCAGTCCTCTCCGACCGGGTAGTCGACACCGGCGACGTCGGCCCCCGCCTCGAGTGCGAGGAGCAGCGCCCCGAACGAGCCCTCGGGCGGGATCACGTCCTCCTCGACCATGATGACCGCCTCCGGGAGCCAGCGCCCGATCGCCGAGGCGACGGCCTGCTCGTGGGCGAGCGGTATCGGCAGGTCGTGCGTGATCGCCCATCCCGTGAAGCCGGGCGTGTCGGCCGACTCGCGCGCCACTGCCTCGACCGTCCGCGAGTGGATCAGCCCGCGGCTGGGCGTGGCGACGGCGTAGGAGGAGATCAAGGGACTCGTCCGCGGCCCGGATCCGACGGAAAGAACAGTGGGCCCAGGGCGACAGGCTCGGGCCACTCGCTCCACGACGAGTCGTACGTCTCGCCGGGCTCGAAGACGACGAGCGGGCTCTCCCGCCTGGCGTACAAGTAGTGGTCTGGCGTGATCGAGCGGGCGAGCGCCCAGCGTGTCCTCCAGGACAGGTCCGAGAGGGCCTCCCCGACCCCGGCGTTGAGGTACCCGTTGTGGAGGCCGATGATGCGGGCGTCCCGCGAGCCGTCTCGGGAGGCGGCCTCGGCGACCACGCGGGTCCGGTCGACCAGCCGGATGGCGCTGTTGCCGCAGCGGCAGAGGGCCCAGGCGCCGTCCTCGGGCGGCGCGACGACCCCGCCGCAGGTCGGGTGCCATAGGATCTTCACGGCGTCTCCTCCTCGGGGGCCGGGCTGGGCAGGACGGACTCGAGCCGCCCGGCGGCGCGGGCGCGGTCCCACGGCTCCGGCTTGCGGGCCGAGGCGAACGCGCCCGGGTAGTACGGGTCCGGGACCGAGACGACGCCGATCCACCCGTCGAGGGCGGCCGCGAGGTCGGCGGTCGTGAACCTCCAGTAGTCACCAGGCCACTCGTGCCGGTCGAAGCCGGGGGACCGGGTCGTCAGGACGAGGACGCCGCCCGGGGCCGCCACTGCCATCATCCCGAGGAGCGCCGTCCTCCAGTCCTCGGCGTGCTCGAGCATCTCGGTCGAGACGACGACCCCGAACCGGTCCGCTCCGAAGTGCGCCTCCAGGCCCTCGGCCTGGAGGACCAGGTCGACCCCGTCCCCGTCGACCGCGTCAACGCCGATGTACGACGCCGGGGAGAGTGACTTGAGGTAGTGGCGCGGCGAGCCGTTCACGTCCCGCGACCCCACCTCGAGGACGTCGCGGCCGCGGACGAGGTCGCCCGGCAGGGCTGACCGGACGAAGGCCATCACCTCGGGCGTCACGGCATCGCCTCCTGCTCGCGCGGCCCCCTCCACGGGACGGGCTCCAGGCCTTCCGGGCGGGTCCAGTCCGCCCACCACGCGGCGAGGGCCTCGTCGTCGAGCGCGCCCCACTCGCGCCAGTGCCACGCGGACGAGGGCGGAAGCGCCTCCCCGGCCGCCTCGACGGCCGCCTTGCCGTTGCGCAGCTTGCGCCGCGCCTGCTCGAGCGACCGGAACGGCAGGTGGAGGACGCGGAGCGAGCCGTCCGGGGACGGGGTCGCGAGCCCCTCCACGGCGTGGCTCCCCTGGACGAGGCGCCGCCCGGACCCGGGCCGGTAGGCGACCTTGCCGTGGCCCGGCAGCTCCCATAGCGACCCCGGACGGTGGAGGAGAGGTCCGCCCCACGGCTCCGCCCCGGGCGCCGGGACGACGTCGTACGTCTCGGCCGCGACGATCTGGACTGCTTCCGGGAGCCCGTCGAGGAGGGACGAGACGCAGCAGGACGAGACTGCCTCCCACCGCTCGTCAGCGTCGAACGGCACGATCCAGTCGGCCCCGGCGGCCCGCTCGGCGAGGCGGTTCATCGTCTCGGCCTGGAGGTACGCCGCCCGCGGCTCGTCGACGACCTCCAGCCAGCCCGGGTAGGCGCGGGCGAGGTCGGAGAGCTCGTCCCGCGTCCCGTCGGTCGAGCCGTTGTCCGCGACGATGACGAGGTCGACCTGGTCGATCATGTGCCGGACGGCGGCCCCGATCAAGTCGGCCTCGTCCTTGACCATCGAGACGGCCGCCACGGTCACGGCTTCACCCCGGTCCAGTGCCCCTCGTCGCCGAACGGCTGGCGCTCGACCCTCCAGGACTGCTCGCGCCAGAGCGAGATGCCGTACTCGGCGTTGGGGCGGATCGCGCCCGTGAAGTAGGCGAACGACTCCCGGACCCAGAGTGACACGTGGGTCGGGTCGGCGAGCGCCCCCCAGTCGAACAAGACCTGGCCGGACGGCCCGAGCGACGCCGACAGGATCGGGACGACGACCTCGAACGAGCCGCCGGGCCGGAGGACGCGCCACGCCTCGTTGAACACGGCGATCCGGTCCGCGGCCGGGACGTGCTCCATCACGTGGGAGGCGCGGACCGACTCGACCGTCCCGTCCTCGCAGGGCCACGGGACGTCCTGGGCAGGACGCCTCCACTCGCCCTCCCCGTGGACGGGGTCGAGGTTCATCGTGGTCGCGTCGACGGGGACGGCGCCGCCGCCTATCTCGATCCTCACGCCGTGACGGGCCTCCAGTCGATGTCCGGGTAGTTGGCCCAGCGGTCGGTGTTCTCGTGGGTCCCGCAGAGGGGAGTCCATGCGGCGCCCGGCGAGCCGAGCGCAATCATACGGGCCCTGTTCGGGCACGGCAGGCGCTCTCCGCGCCGGTAGACCGACTCGGCGCAGCGCGGCGTCCAGCCGCAGGACCGGCAGGCGTACGGCGGCGGCCCGAGGCGCATCTGCTCGGGCGGGACCGGCGCCCCGCATGCCGAGCAGTTGACCGCCCCGAGGAACCTCTGGGCCGGGTTGAGGTGCCCGACCGCTGGCCAGTGCTGGTGCTGCCGGTGCCCGTTCGCCTCGAGGACCTGGGCCAGCCGGGTGTCGAGGCGCGCCCAGTAGCGCCGGGGCGTCCCGTCGTCGCGCAGCCGGTCGACGGCCGCTGGCGCGTCCGGGACCGCGTCGAGCAGGCTGGCCGAGAACCGGGCGCAGCCGAGCCACGACCCGTAGCCGACCGACAGCTCGTACGGGAACGCGCACCAGGAGCGCCAGCAGGCCTCGAGCTCCGCGAGGGCGCCGGGCCACGGGACGATGTCGTGCTCGACCACGGCGAGGTCGCCGCCGACCCTCCACGCCGCCTCGAGCGCGCCGTGGTAGCGCGACTGGTCGCCACGGCAGTCGACGTACTCGACGGGGTAGCCCGAGGAGTCGAGCGCGGCGCGCGTCTCGGGCTGAAGGTCCGTCCAGCCGCAGAGGACCCTCACGGCACGTCTCCGAACAGCCTGTCCGTCGCGGCGCCCCGGCGCTCGGGCGCCCCGGCTCCGTCGTTGCGGTTGTAGACCGCGACGATCGTCTGGGAGCAGACCACCTCGTGCCCGGTCCGGCGCGCGTGGACGTTCCCGAGGCCGAGCGCGTTCTTGCCCTCGGCCGTGAACTGGCAGTCGGAGCAGGCGGCGTCCGCCTCGGCGACCCCGGTGTGGGTCGAGCGGACCGGCGGGAGCGGGCGGCGGCTCATCGCCCGGCCCCCAGCATCGACGGGTGCTTGCGCGGCGTCCCGCGCGTCGGGCGCTGCTTCGGCTGGCAGACCTCCTCCCAGCACTCGTCGCACAGGTCGATGGCGCCGAAGCCGTAGCGGGCCCCGCCGCCGGGGACCTGGACCGACATCGTGTACCGCCGGACGACGCTGACCGGGCGCCCGTCCAGGACGCGCTGGCGCGCCATGCGGCAGCGGTCGCAGGACCTGCTGACGCTCACCTCCGCCGTCCCCGGTGCGCCTGCCGCGGCGGGCTCCAGCGCGCCGTCATCCCGGTCTTGCGGTCGAGCCAGCGGTCGAGCCGCCGGACGAGGTCCGTCACGGTGTACGCGATCGCCGCGACGGCGGCGATGCCGAACAGGGTGTCCGTCATGAGTCGCCCCTCGCGAACCTCTCCATGTTGTCCTCCCAGGCCTCGTCGAGGACCCGCAGCTCCTGGAGCCCGAAGTTCATGTGTGGCTCGCGGACGCCGGGCGAGTCGAGGACGACGTTGGCCGTCTCGTCGAACGCCTGCTCGACGACCCCGGTCCGCCCCTCGAAGGCGCTGCCGGGCCAAACGACCTCGACCCGGTCACCCGAGCGGGCGATCCGGCGGCGCGCCGTGGCGGTCCAGCAGTTCCCGAGCGAGTCGGTCGGCCCGTAGTACCCGCAGGCGGTGTGGCTGAAGTGGAACTCGGTGAACCCCTCCGCGCGCTGCGCCTCGGCCCAGGCTTCCGCCTCGAGCCGGAAGGCGAAGCGCACCTCGCGGCTGACCTCCCGGCGGCCGGTCGAGCCCGGGACCGGGAAGCCGTCGACCTCGTGCTGGACGACCGTCCAGGTGCGCTCCTCGACCTCCCCGAGGACCACGTCCGCTGCCCCGAGCGTCGAGCGGATGCTCGTCCCGCCGACCTCCGGCCCCTCGGACCCGCGCGGGCCGCGTCTACGGCACGGGCAGCGGTAGGCCGTGCCCAGCAGCCCCAGCACGTCGGCTTGGCACTCGCGCCAGTGGTGGGCGTGGCCGCACCCGCTGCACGTCACGGCAGCCGCGGCGCGGCCCTTCGCGGCCCAGCAGCTTCCGCAGAGTCCGGCCATGTAGACCGGGACCGCCTTGCACTCGCCGCACATCGGGCGGTCCCCGGCGGGCCAGAGCGGATCGCGACCGCCAGCCGCGCTCATCGCGCGCCTCCCGTGGCGGCCGCGTACATGGCCTCGACGGCCCCGATCGAGCTGTCCCGGATGCCGCTCCAGTCGTGGCCTTGGGCGGGCACGAAGCCCGGCGTCCCGTAGCCGTCGCTCAGGGCCCAGATCGCGTCTGTCGTGCCGCTCATCGGAACCAGGCCGTACCACGCGTCGTGGATCGCCTCCATCATCGCCCGATGCCGGGCGCAGCGGCCCTCCAGCAGGTCGCACCCGCAGGGGCCGAGGCTCGTGCCGCCCATCCAGCTTCCTCCTCGAGCGCCCGGCCCTCGCCGGGCTCCGTCGCGAGCATAGCCGGTCTGGGAACCTATGTAAAGGGGTTTACAATGATCCGCGGACCGGCTATGCTGTGGACGGATCGGGGCGGAGGCCCCAGTCACGGAGGTTGACGATGATGGGATCTGGCCACACGGGCAAGCCCCACGGGGGCGGCGCGCTCGCGACGTGCCCGGCCTGCCGGGCCTACGCGGACGCGATCACGCGGCGCCTGGCGCTCGCTCTCGCGCTGGCGCGGAAGGCCGCGCGATGACCCTGTCGAACTACCCGCCCGGCGTGACCGGGCGCGAGTACCAGATCGGCGGCGCCGACCGCGAGTGGACGGAGCGCCGCGAGTGCCCGACGTGCGGCGTCGAGGCGGTCCTCGACCACGAGGCCCACCGCGAGTTCCCGACGGGCGTCATCGCCTACTGCAACGACCCGGACTGCGACGGGTCGGACGGGTTCGACGTCGAGCCCGCCGAGCCGGAGTTCGAGCCGGACGGGCCGCCCGAGTCCTACTGGGCGGCCCCGGACGACAGCCGCTACCGCGCCGAGATGCGCGACGCGGAGAGGGGGGGACAGGTCCGATGACCGAAGACGGGATGATGCCGGGGCAGGAGCCCTACACGCCGGAGGAGCGCGAGCGCCTCTACGCGCTCGTGCGCGACGCCGCCGACGGCGACCCGGGCGAGCAGGGCGAGCCGCGCGTCTCGACGGCGTTGGCGCCCGGGAGGCCCGGCCAGAGGAGGAACGAGATGGAGAACGGGAAGGACCGCCGCGCGCAGGCGCGGAAGGCCGCTGCCGACGTCCGCAAGCACATCGCGGCGTCGATGGCGCTCCTGGACGCCGGGCTCGACTCGGCGGCGTGCCGCGAGGCGGAGGCCGCCTACGGGGCGGCGTTCGACCTCACCGCGATCGTCGCGGGCGACCTCGACCACTACGACCCGGCCGCCAACGCGCCGGTGCCCGAGGCCTCGCTGCTCGCCGCCAGCGCCCGCAGCGTGGGCGGGGGGACGTAGGCGATGGGCTGGCAGGACGCGCTCGACGTGCAGATCGACATCTACAACTTCCTCGCGAGCGACGTGGGCGAGCGGTTCGCCCGCAGATGGATGGCCGCCACCGCGGTCAGGACGTCGACGGCGAGGGCATGATCTGGATGGCCGACTGGTGGGCCCGGTCCGAGGCCACCCGGGTGTTCAACGCGGAGCCGGTCTGGGTCGAGCCCGAGATGATGAAGGTGGTCGAGGCCGCGATCGACGGCTTCCGGCCCAAGCCGCTCATCGAGGAGGACCTGATCACCCGCAACGGGCTCGTCATCTTCCCCCGCCCGCTGTCGATCACACCGGAGCCCGGCGAGGTCCGCATCCGCGTGGACGGCTCGGAGGTCCCGGCGGCCACCCTGACGTGGTCGGTCGCCGCGTGGCAGGCCAACGGGGCCAGCGTCATGCTGACGCTCTACCACGATCAGGACGTCCCGGATGAACTCGACGCGCAGGACCCGGCGGCGGCCCGGGAGGCCCGGCGGGCCAGCCGCTGGGTGCCGACTCACACCGTCCTCTGGGACATCGGGGCGATGATCCCGGAGGGCCTCCCGAACCGTGGCCACCTCAAGGTCCAGACGCAGGTTCAGGCGGTCTGGCGGCTGCTCAACCAGACCATGGCGGTCTGGACCAAGGAGCGCCCGCCGCGGGCCTATCTGCGCCGGGCGGAGCGGGTTCGCCTGCCCCACGAGTACGTCACGGTGGTCCGCCTCCGGCGACCGGCGGGGCCGGAGCACGAGCCCGAGCACGGGCACGTCGAATGGAGCCACCGCTGGATCGTGGGCGGGCACTGGCGGAACCAGTGGTACTCGACGCTCAACCTGCACCGGCAGATCTGGATCAGCCCCTACGTCAAGGGCCCCGACGACCTCCCGCTGGTCGTCAACAAGGCCCGAGCGTTCGTCCTGGCCCGGTAGAAGGAGGAGGGGGACGATGGACATGGTCTCGGCGCGCCGCCTCCAGATCGTCGCCCGCCGGGCCGAGGCCCGGCAGCGGCGGCGGCTCGAGGCATGGAGGCGCGGCGGCTACAACCGCCCCGGCAACGAGGCCGCCGGGCGGCTCAAGGACCAGGCGTGGGAGCTCTGCCAGCGCCTTTGGGAGGCCGAGGGGCCCGACCCGATCGTCGCGCAGCTCGCTCGGGCGCAGGAGGTGGCGGACCGACAGCCGGACCCCGACGACCCGGACGACGAGGGAGGCGACCGGGATGCCGGGTAGGGGCTCGCCCGCCGCCCTGGAGCAGCGGCGCCGCAACCGCGTCGTCCACGGCTGGGCCTTCCGGGCCCATACCCCGGCCGAGACGGCGGCCATCCGCCGCTTCCTCGACACGGGCGACGCTGGCTCCCTGCCGGAGCGGTACCGCGCGCTCGCCCGGCTCGAGGGCTACGACCCGGCGGAGCCCGGGGAGGCGGAGCCCGGGGGGGAGGCGGAGCCCCGGTACGGCCGCCCAGTCTGGATGAAGCCGTCCCGGCGGCCGGGGACCCGGACGTGACGCGGACGGTCGGCGGCCGGGAGGTCAGATGGTGCGCCGCCTGCTCGGCGTGGTGGCCCGCGGCCTCCCCGTGGTGGCGCGTCGTACCGGCCGGGACCGCGGCCCGCGCGGAGCGCCCGTACGTCCGCCGGACGGACGTCTGGGTCTGCAGGGTCCACGGAGGCTACGTGGGGGCGCGCTCGACCGCCCGGGCGCGCGCCTGGGTCGAGCGCGAGACGCGGCGGTGCCTGTCCCCGTCCTGCATGGTCACGATCCGGCCCGGGACGCCGGGCGGGAGGTGCCAGGGATGCTCTGGCCGGACGGCCGGGCCGATGACGGCCGCCCGGCTCTCGGAGATGACGGGGCGCCGCCCCTGACGGCTATGCCTTCGGCTCGGGCGCGCCGGGGGTGATGTTCACGGTCACGGCGTCGCCCGCCACGACCTCGACGTCGAACGTCCCGGTGATGACTGCGTCGCCGGACAGGTCAGTCACGGTCGCCGTGACGGTCGCCGTGCCGAGGCCGCCCTCGCCGGGCGACGCCACGAGCAGCGCCGTGCCGTCCCCGTTGTCGGTGACGGCGGCGACCGTCTCGTCCGACGAGCTGAACGCGATGGTGGCGGCCGCCGGGTTGCCCTCGTCGTCGAGGGCCGAGGCGGTCAGGGTGACCTGCTGGTCGTCGCGGATCTGGAACGCCACGGTCGGGCCTCCTATTCGCTCTGGCACGCGCTTGATCTCGGGGGTGCCCACCCCGACCCGGATGCTCGCGATCCTGGTTCTCAACTTCGCCTCCCGAGCTGGACCGAGGGCCCAACTCTAGGCGCTGCCGGGCCGCAGGGCCAGCCCCAGGCACCCCTAGCCGACGAGCGCGGCCTTGGCGGTCCCGAGCGCCGCCGCGAGGTACGCCCGCAGCCCGGCCTCCTGGTCTGCCGGTGGGTTCCCCGTCGGCGCGTACACGGCCGCGAACAGCTCGGCGAACTTCTCCTTGCGGAGATCGGAGTCGTCCGACCGCCCGTAGCCCGAGATCGCCGGGGCCTTCATGAAGGTGTTGAGGCGCCACCCGAGGTCGGAGTCGGGGTAGACCGTCTGCTGGTCCGCCGCCCGGAAGGCGGCGGCGTCGACGGCGTGGCCGAACTCGTGGGTCATGATCGCCTCCGGGCTCGGCCCGGCCGCGTTCCAGCCCTCTGCCATATTGATGCCCCAGTGCCCGGCCCAGTACGTCGTGACCAGCGTGATCTCCGAGGTCCCGTTCCACGGGTCCCTGGTGCAGAACGCGAGCACGCTGCCCGCGTTCTTGCCGGACGCGGTCCCGAACCCGATCTTGGTGACGGTCACTCCTGGGAACTGCTCGTGGAGCGCGACGAACCGCGCCATCGCCGGGCGGAGCCACGACATCTTCGGCTTGGCGTCGGGGATCGCGTGACCGTAGTTGTCCGTGCGGGAGTAGTCGACCCTGGTGCCCGTGTGGGCCTCGACGTACGCCGCGACCCCGGCCGCGTCCATCCTCGACATGGCCGCGAGGTGGGCCGACTCGCCACCGGCCGACGCGAACTCGCCTCCCTCTGCGCTGCCCGCCGGTACTCGCGGCTGGTCCTCGCTGTACTTGCGCAGGACCGCCGCCACCCGGAGCAGCGTCGGGGTCGGGAGCTCCGTCCAGTCCGGGTCGGCGACCTTGGCCGGGGACCTAGAGTTCCAGTACTCGTCCCACATAGCGCCGTCGCGGAGCTTCAGCAGGTCGGCCGTGGCGGCGGCCGCGACGTCGAGCGGCTCCTCTGGGGCGTCGGGGGCCTGGGCCGCGTCGCCGTCGTACGTGTAGTCGACCGCGCACCGGCAGTTCGGGCCTCCGTCGCACTGGTCGCCGAAGCCGCCCTCGCCGGGGAGCGGGTACGACCCGTCGGCGGGCCAGGACGCCCCGTCGCGGTCGGCGCAGAGCTCGCAGACCTCCTTGTCGCCCTCCGTCCTCCACGTGGCCGTCCAGCCCGGCCGTGACGCCCCGACGCCGTCCGCGAAGCCGGACTCGTACGCGCCGTACATGCCGCTCGCGTAGAGCCCCGCCCGCGACGAGAGCATCCCCTCTGTGAGCTGCCCGAGCGCGAGGACCGACGCCAGCCCGGCGATCCAGTGGTGCTGGCCCTCGACGAGGGCGTCCGCCTCGTCCCCGAAGTCGCCCTCGCCCCATAGGTCCGGGTCCTCGCCCGCCTCGGCCGCGGCGTCCCGGGCGCCGCCGACCAGGGCCGCGAGGAACCCGGCCCGCAGGATCGAGCGCGCCCGGTCGAGGAACCGGAGCGACTTGGTCAAGTCGGGCGCCGCGGCCTTGGTGACGGGCGGGTACAGCGCGGCGACGATCCGGGCGTCCGGCGACCACTCCGACTCCGGCGCGAGGTTGACCTGCGCGAACGCCTCGGCGAACCGCTCGTCGGGGCCGCCGGTCGCGCCGTACAGCGAGGCCGCCGTGCCGTACCGGGTCCCGCCGTACGCGCCCCGCGACGGCCCGGACGCCTCCAGTGCCCGAGCCCCGGCGCCGCCGTTGTACATGTCGAGCGCATGCCCGATCTCGTGGACCAGCGTGCCCTCGGGGCCCTGCGACACGGACCACCCGGGCTCCTCGGCCCACCTCGGGTCGCCGGGTCGCTCGTACGCGGAGCTCAGGTTGATGGACGCCTTGTAGAACGTCTGGGGCATCGGGTACGCCGTGTCGGCGAGGGCGCCGCCGATCGTCGGGAGCCGGTTGACGATCAGGCCGCGCTCGCGGAGGACGGGGTAGCGGTCGGCCATGCGGGCGAGCGTCGACTCCAGCCCCGGGCGGATGTCGGGGTGGACGCCGTCGAGCCGGAGCGTCAGGCCGTCGAGCCCGCCGCCCCCGGCCGTCCAGCGGCCGCGCTCGTCCCGCGCCTCGCTGGCGTCGTACTTGCGGACCATCGACGACTCGACGATCGCCCGGAAGTCGCGGCAGTCGGCGGAGCCCGCCAGCGGCGACGTCGGGGAGTACGCGGCCGCGAACCACTCGGCGAAGTTCTCGGTGCCGGACCGCGCGCCGTAGCCCGAGGCGGTGTGGGTCAGGAGGAAGGCGTTCAGGTCGGCGACCCTCTCGTCGTCCGCCGTGTCGCGGAGCACGGCGTCGACGAGGTGCCCGAACTCGTGCGCGGCCACGCCCTCGGGTGCCCAGCAGCCCTCGGGGTGGAAGCCGTTCGACGCCTCGTCGCCCCACTGGAGCCGGGTCGCCCCGGTCGCCCACATCATCTTCTCGAGCGTCACCGTCTGCGGGTACGCGAGGGAGTCGGCCCACGCGACGGCGTCGGTCCCGACCCCGGCGTGGATCGCGTAGCCGTCCGTCACCTTGACGCCGACGCCGCCCGTGACGTCGGGGAACGAGGCGGAGAGGACGGCCATCGAGGCGGAGAAGCGCCCCGTGTCCGGCTGCCGCGAGAGCGCCGAGACGTCCCACTGCCCGTCGCCCCCGGAGGCCTGCTTGAACCAGTCGTGGAACGCGACCTGGGCGGCGATCGAGCCGGACGGCCTCGGCATCCCGTCGAGCGCGGACCGGAACGCCCCGGCGACCGGCGAGCCGCCCTCCCACTGGCCGCCGCCTGGCTCGCCCGCGGGTACCCTAGGCTGGTCGGGGTTCCACTTGGCGAGGTCGGCCGTCGCCGCCTTGCCCGTGTACACGCCGGTCGAGGAAAGGACGTCCCGGAGGCCGACGGCGCCCCAGTTGCCCGTGGCCAGCGAGCCGGGGGCGTACGCGGCGGAGAACACCTCTGCGATCGCCTCCCACTCGTTCGTGCGGGCGTAGGCGGAGATGCGCGTGCCCGACGAGAGGTAGTCGGAGCGCCACTGCCGGTACGCCTCGCCCGCGGCGGTCTGGTCGTATTCGAGGGCGTGGTCGAGGACGTGGCCGAACTCGTGGGTGATGCACCCGGCCGGGGTCCCGCACCCGTCGGGGTGGTACTTGGCGCCGTCCGAGAACTGGTCGAGGGACGGCCCGTCCTTGCCGTACCAGTTGGGGTTGAGCACGATCGAGTCGATGACCGTCCGGGCCACGACGCGCTGGTCGTCCGACGGAGACGAGTTGATCAGCGTCGACGGCATCCGCATCTCCAGCGACGAGACGCGGATCGACGGGAACGCCTCGCGCAGCCGGGCGAGTTCGCGGACCGCCTCAAGGCCGTGGTGCGGGTCGGCGATCGCGGCGAAGTCCGGCTGGATCGCGGGCTGGGGCTTGTCGAGCCCGAGCGACGCGAGGAGCGCGGTCTGCTCCGGCGTCAGGCCCTCGGGGACCGTGTCGAGCACCGCCTTGTTCGGCCACCGCGCCTCGTACGCCGCCGCCTCGGACGCGAGCGCCTCGCCGCCGGAGGTCCACTGGCCGCCGTTGGGCGACCCGGCCGGGACGCGCTCCTCGGAGTCGTCGAACTTGACGGCCTTGCCCGACGCCGAAGCGGCCGACCCGGCCCTCGCGAGCACGTCGCGGAGCTCGGCGCACGCCGGGTGGTCGTAGCCCGGGCTGCCGGGCGTGTACGCCGCGCTGAACGCCTCCGCCACGGCCTCGCGCGGGTCGGTGCCCGCGTACCAGGACAGCTTCGACCACCCGAGGCGGACCCGCTCGTACCTCCCCGAGGCGTCGAGGCGCCCCGTCAAGTAGGACGACCCGAAGCCCCGGATGCCCTGCGTCGAGAGGAGCCGCTGGCGCCAGTCGAGGTAGTCGCGCATCGCGTCCCCGCCGAGGTCCTTGAGACCGGCCCCGGCCGTCATCATGTACGCGTCGACCGCGTGGCCGAACTCGTGGGCCGCGACGCCCTCGGGGCCGGGGACGGCCGTCAGGGGGTTGACGTCGTCGAGGGACACCTGGCCACCGTTGAGCACGATGGTCTGGCCGCGCAGGGCGTTGCCCTCGCATCGGGCGATCGTCACCGTCCCCGGCTTGTCCCTGCCGGTCGAGGTCGCCCGGAAGTCGTCGCCGGTCCGGGCGTCGACCGCGATGCGGACGCCGGGGAACTGGGCCGACAGGCGCCCCACCGTCGACAGGACGCGGTCGCCGTACTCGCGCGGGACGCCCGACGTGCGGAAGCCGGGCCCGACGTCCACCGAACCCCCGTCCGCCGTCCACCGCCCCCTGTCGTCCCGCGCCTCGTCCTCCGAGTAGCGGAGCAGGTCGGCGCGCAGGCGGGCGAGGTCGGCGGTCGGGAGCGCCGAGAGGAGGTCGGGCACTCAGACCCCGGCGGCGGGGATGTCGTCGAACAGCGTGGCGGCGTACCGCTCGGCGCGCTTGTCGCGCGGGTCGAACTGGATGCCGTTGTCCCCCGGGAACGCCGTGCGGTGGTCGGCCTCCGAGAGCAGTATCTCGCGCGGGATGCCCTCGGGGAACGCGTCGCACTTGGGGTCCATCAGGTTCCCACGGAGGTGCTTGCAGCCGCCGCAGATCGGCGGGGCTATGCTGGTCATCGGGTCCTCTCCTCCGGCGCCGCGATCTCGCGGACGCCCTCCAGCAGGCCCGACAGGGCGTCCTGCGGGCCGTCGTACTCCTCCCAGTAGCCGCGCGAGGCGATCGTGTCGACGGGCGACGGCGGGTACAGGACGCGCTCCGCCGTGTCGAGCACGCGCCCGAGCCTCGTGGCCGGGTCGGCGACGAGGTAGCGGCCCGGCGGCTGGACCGCGATGATCTGGTTCACGACTTGCCTCCGTACACCGTGTATGGGATCGACGCCCCGTCGAGGAGCGCCTTGAGCGCCGGGTCCGGCTCGGACGGCAGCTCCACCGACGCGATGTCGGAGGCGCTGACGCCGCCGTGGACCTGGGCCTCGATGTAGTCGAGCGTGGCCCCGGACGGCGTCGTCGCGGCGACCGCGTCGGCGTCCGGCCCCTCCCGAACCATCCACGACCACGCGGCCGGGTACTGCTCCGAGTAGTCGAGCCCCGGCGGGAAGGACGACCGGTCGACGTGCCAGCCGAGATGGTCGTACTGCGGGTCGGTCGCCTCCCAGCGCGGGTCGGAGACGGGGCACGGCACGCCCGACATCGGGAGCGAGTCGCCGAACGTGAAGGTCGTCCGGTCCCGGACGGCGTCCGAGAGGTGGACGATCGCGCCGCCGTACTGCTGGAGCCAGAAGCTCTTCTCCTCGTCGGCCCCGGTCAGGCCGCGCGTGTTCATGTAGCCGTAGACCGGGCGCGCGGACGTGTCGAGGCGCGGCGCGTAGCCGAACGCCTGCGTCTCCATGCCGCTGCGCGTGGCCAGGTTCAGCAGGCCGTTCGAGGTCCTCGTCTCGAACTGGGACTTGAACCTGCCGTCCCCGAGGATCTTCCCGAGGACGTCCGGCGTGCACCGGACCCTGACGTCAGACTTGTCGACGAGGGCGGCCGCCTGGGCCTGGAGCTTCGATGTGAACTCCTCCGCCGTCTCGCCGCGCTGGGCGGCCGCCTGGGCGACGTTGTACTCGGCACGCTCGTGCCACGCCGCCCACACGTCCGCCGGGGGGCCGACACCGGCCGCCGTCCGCGGCGGGGGGCCGGTCATGGACCCGCCCCGGAGCTCCGCCCGGTTGGCGTCCGTCAGGGCCTCCATCCGGGCCCGCTCGTCGCGGTACCGCTCCAGCGTCATGCCGCCCGCGCCGTCCGTGAACTCCCCGCCGCCCTCCTGCCCGGCCGGGACGCGGGGGTGCGCCCCCTCGTCCCACTCGGCCTTGGTCGCAGATCCGGAATGCTGGTTGTCTCCGTCGCGCTTGCCAAGCCCGCGCAGCGCGTCCTCGGCGGCCTCGTGTCGGCTGTTGGCCTCCGCCCACCTTGCTGCCGCTCGGTCGTATGCGTCGTCGTCTCCGTCTTGCTCGGCCATGTACATCGCGTCGTTGGCCGCATCCATCGCCTCGCGCGCCGACGATAGTTCCGTCCTGATCGAATCCTCTCCACCGGCCGTCCACTCGCCGCGCTCGTCCCGCGGCTCGGACGGGTCGAACTTCCGGGCCACCGGCTCGCGCAGGACGGCGCCCTCGCGCGCCGCCTCCAGCAGCTCGCGCCGGACGCGCTCGACGACCGGGGCGAGGGTCGCCTCCCGGCGGGCGTCCGAGCGGAGCGTCCTGGCCGCCTCGGCGCGCGCGCGGTGGTCCGGCGCCAGGGCGACCCCGGCGCGGCCAGCCTCGGTGAACAGCCCGGTCAGGCCCACGGCCCGTAGTGCCCCGTCTTCACCATCTGGACCATCGCCTCACGCGGCGTGTACTCCCTGACGCCGCGCGCCTCTCCGAGCTGCCGGTAGAACGACGCCGGGAGCTCGACCTCCTTGCCGCCGCTGTAGTCGTAGGCCACGCGGATGCCGTGCGGGCCGTCCGCCTCGACCCAGGCGTGGCCGAACGCCTTCCCGGCGATGGCGCCCTGCCCAGTGCATGTGGCGTGGACGACGCGCGCGTTGCGGAGCCCGAGCTCGTCGGCTCGCATCGCCAGGGTGGCGGCGGCCGGGTAGCAGTTGCCGGGGCCGTGGGCGGCGATCCGCGCCTTCGCGTCGGCCCAGGCGGCGCCGGTGGAGTCGCCCGCCGTCCAGCGCCCGCGCTCGTCCCGCGGCTGGTCGGGGTTGTACTTCAGCGCCTCCCTGATCTCGACCAGCGCCTCGGTCGGGAGCGCCGTCAGGTCAGTCATCGCGTCCACGTCGTCCATCCTACCCGTCCGCCGGAGCCGCGGCTAGGCCGTTGCCCACGAGGGCCATCGCGCGCTCGACGGCGTCGGCCGCCCGCGTGTCGCCCGCGTCGCGCAAGAGGCGTGCGACGACGGCCATGACGGCGCGGGGCTCATCGCCCCCGTCCCCGCCGCGCACGCGCCACCGGATCACGGTGCCGCCCTCGGTATGGACGACGGCGACGCCGACCTCGCGCCCGAGGACAACCGGCACTTGGCCCATCGCGCTCATTGCCGGTTCCCCAGCCCGGCGGGCGGATCCGAGAGGCCCGCCGCCGGGGCCGGGCGCAGCGAGGCGAGCGGCCAGGTGCCCCTCGTCCCGTCAGGCTTGCGGCAGACCGCGAGCCACTTGCCGCGCTCGGCGTACCGGTGGACGACCGTGACGGCCGTCCCGTTCGGGAGGAGGGCCCGGTCCCCGGCGCGCAGCCCGGCGAGCATCGTCAGCCACCCACCCGGGCCCCGCAGTCGAGGCAGGGCCCGGCCTCGGCGCGCGGATGGCGGCAGCACGCCTGGTGTGCGTGCATGCCGGGCTCGCAGGCCGCGCCGCAGGCGCCGCAGCGGCCCTCGGCGGCCGGGAGGACCTCGACCCGGAGCCCGGCCGCCAGCGCCCGCCGGACCATGTCCGCAGTCCCGAGGGACGCCCCGAGGTCCCGGTGGAAGGCCAGGACGAGGCCCGGCCGGGCGGCCAGCATCTCGGCGTTGCGGACCGGCCCGGCGGCGCGCCCGTAGCGGGCCCAGTCGGCCGGGTGGTGCTCGATCGGGACCCCCCGCGCGGACGCCCAGCGCTCGGCCATCAGGTCGGCGCCCCGGGCGCAGCCGGTGACGAGGGCGGAGACGCCGGAGGAGGCCAGGGCCGCCTCGAGGACCTCGCGGTCGTCCCAGTCGCGACCCCAGTTCCGGTCACCGGTGACGAGGACCTTCATGACGCCGTCCCGGGCCGGACCCGGTACGTCGAGACCTCGCCCGGCTCGAGGGGCCCCATGCGGCCGCGCTCCCAGTCCTCGCGCTCGACGCGCGCGCCGGACATCTTGCCAGCCTCGGGGTACGCCTCGACGGTCAGGCCGTTCCAGTCGCCCGTTGGGCCGATGTCGAGGACGAGGCCGCCGAGCTTCACGATCACGCGGTCCGGCTCGGTGCGGACCTGGATCTTCCGGGGTGCCGCCATCTTCGTTCCTCCGTCGGGCGGGCCCTCGCCCGCCGCCGGGACCATCATACCGGATCCGCCAGGCTATGTAAAGGGGCTTTACTTCGCGGACGTGACCTGCTATGCTGTCCTCGAGGGGCGAGCGCCCCGGCAAGGAGGCAGCGTGATGGGAGACGGCGAGCGGCGCGACACGCACCGCGCCCACCGGATCGACATCCCGGCCGAGGGCTACGAGTCCTGGGTCGACATCGACGTCCACGTCCAGCGGTACGGCGAGCGGCTGACGCTCGTCAAGGTCGGCTGGACGGCGCGGACCCGCTCGGGCGCCCGGGACCTTCGCGGGCCGGACGGCGAGGCGTACTGGGTCCCGGGCAGCGAGTTCCTGGGCCGCATGACGCGAGGCCACGTCTACGCCCGCCACGGCGCCGCGTTCAACAGCTACGGGGACGACTTCGAGACGGACGAGCCCTGGACGGCTGGGGACCTGCTGAACCTGGCCGCGGCGTCCTGGGACGGGATGTACTGGCCCCACCTGGCGCACATGGAGGCCGGGGAGCCGGGCGACACGAACCCATTCCGGCCCTACGTCCACGGGTACCTGACGGGCGAGGCGCTCCGCGAGGCCGCGGCGGACGCCGACGACTCCATGCTCGGCTACGCTGTCTGAAGGGAGGACGCGATGGGAAGCCCCTGTGAGGGCTGCGGCAAGCCCCTGGGCCTCGGCCCCTGGGCCGTCTGCATGGACTGCACGAGGGCGCGCGCCCGGGCGGCGACGTCCGGCTGGCGCTGCCGCTGCGGCAACAGGCGCCGGGAGGGCGCCGAGCGCTCGATCGGGGGCCGACGCTGGGTCCCCTGCCTGCGATGCCTCGGCACCGTGAGGCAGCTCGCATGAGCGCGCGCAGGGCCGGTCAGACCGGGCGGGTCGACTTCCAGGGCCGGATCCACTTCGGGCCCGGCGAGGACCCCGAGGACCGCTGCGGCGAGTACCGCCTCCTCGAGTGCGTCGGGCCCGGAACCTGGCGCGTCGAGTGGACGGCGCCCTGCGACATCGCGTACCACGCGGCCGGGCACGGGCACGGGGCGACGAGCGTCCTGCGCTTCGTCTCCCGGGCCGAGTACGACGAGATGTTCTAGGAGGGGGGTTTACATCCTCGGCGCTGCGCGCTACACTTGACTCGCGACGGGGCGGAGGCCCCGGGCAGGAGGCACGAGATGGGATTGCGGCTCACGATCTTTCGCGGCACGTTCGACTCGGCCGCGTGCGCGTACCACGGCAAGGCCGGGGTCACGCTGGTCAACGTCCCGGGCGGCGACGAGCCGGACGGCGACTACCCCGAGGCGACCCTGGAGCTCGGGCCCGCTGGCGCAGGCCCGATCGTGAAGGCCCCCCCGCGGCCCGGGATGGCCGGGCCGATGTTCGGCGGGACGTACGCGCACGGCGAGTACAGCGAGGCCTGGCAGACGGCGCTCCGGGCGCTGACCGGCGAGGCCCCCCGCCGCCAGGGCATCCTCGGGGCGGTCGGGCCCTCGCTGGGGCCGGTCCCGGTCCACGACTGGTTCGAGACCTGGGCGCAGTACGAGGCCTCGAGCCGGTAGCCAGCCGGGAGCGCGGGCGGTACGATGGGGTGCCGGGCGGACGAGGCCGCCAGGGCGCGAGCCCCGAGCCTGGGCGGGAAGGAAGGTCCATGACGACGACCGAGCTGGGATGGCTCTACTTCCGCACCCACCCCGACGACCCGCTCGCGGTCCTGCGGATGGGCGACGCGAGCGGCGCCGTCGAGCGCTGGGACCCGGGCGCTCGCGGCTGGACCGCGGTCCCGGGCGAGGGCCTCGCGCGGGCGATCGAGCGGGGCGGCCTCGACTACCTCCGGATCACGCCGGACGAGGCGCACCACCTGACCGCCGGGCCGGGCGGTGACGCCGCTAGTTCCGCGGCGGGAACATCCCCGTCATGAAGTCCTTGAGCGCGTCCAGGTAGGGGACCGCGTCCCGGATCGGCTGCCAGGCCTCGTTGACCTTCGAGTCGTAGTACGCCCGGGCGGCCGAGCCCTCCGGCTGCGCGCGCCAGGCCTCGTAGACCGGGTGCCCCACGCCCTCCTTGTACTGGAGGGCCTCCGGGGTGTGGAACTGGACCTCGAAGCTCTGCCCGGTGCGCGGGTCGCCCCAGACGGTGTTGACCCCGGCGTACCCCTGGCTCGCGTCGCTCCAGAAGTCCTTGCCGCGCAGCGGCTCGTACCCGGCCGCCTTCAGGTCGTCCATCGCCCGCTCGGCCCCCTTGGCGTACTCGCCCGCCGGGTACGTGACCGTGTACCGGAGGGCGTCGTAGACCTGGGCCGCCGACTGGGCCGTCGTGTACCCCTTGTCGCGGATGTCGTCCGCGATCTTGCGGGCGGTCGAGCTGTCGCTCTTCAGGACGGCGTCGAGCGTCCCGTGCTCCTTGCCGTCCGGCCCCGTGAAGCGCTCGTTCAGGTTCCCGCCGGTGGCCGACGCGATGTGCGCCATGTCTGCGGTGACCCTGGGCTCGGCGGCCGCGGCGCGCGCGGTGACCGACCGGGCGGCGTCCTGGACCTCCTGCGGGAAGTCGCCGATCTTCCGGGTGTCCTGGACGACCGGGACCTCGCCGGACGGGCCGCCGCCCGCCGTCCACCGCCCCCTGTCGTCGCGGGGCTGGTCGGGGTTCCACTTGGCGAGGTCGACGCCGCGCCGCGTGAGCTCCGCCTCGATCGCGCGGAGCAGGACGGCCGGGGCCGAGTCGTTGAACATCGGCTCGCCTGGCGACCGGCGCTGGACGTCCTCGCTGATCTGGCAGTCGGCGCATCGCCCGTCGCCGTAGTCGGCCGAGCCCGGGAACAGCGCGGCGCCGCAGGACGTGCACCGAGGGCCGATGGCCGGGCGCTCGCCCGTGTCGAGGTCGTACGGGGCGAGGCCGGAGGCCAGCGGCGAGCCGACGCTGAAGTTCTTCTCGGTCCCCGGCGCGCCGCCGACGGCGTCCTGGTGCCGGAGGTTGCAGAAGCCCCTGGCGTCCTCGTCCGACATGTAGTTCGAGGCGACCGAGACGCACTGGTCGAAGTCGCCGTCGGAGCCCCAGTCGATCTGGCCGTCGGCGCCCGCGTTGTACCAGTCGCGGAGGGCCTGCGGGTTGCCGCCCTCCTTCAGGACCCGGCGCCGGGCGCGCTCGAGGGCCGGGCCGGTCTCGCCACGCGCCGTCTCGGCCTTGAAGAGCCTGACCACGTCGGGGTCCATCGCGCGGGCCTCGAACCCCTCGGCCGACCCGTGCTTCCGGACGTACCGCCCGAGGACTGACAGCTCGGCGAGCGCGGCCTTCTTCTTGCTGCCCGAGTCGTCCTGCATGCGGCCGTCGATCAGGTCGCGGTACTTGTCCGGGACGCCGCGCCCGACGAACGCCGGGACCTCGTCCTCGCCCGCCTTCTCGGCGCCCAGCGTGCGGTGCCAGCCGTCGGCGATGTTCAGCCCGGCCTCGTCGGGCGTCTCGTACTCGACGAGGACGACCGGGTCCATCGACGCGCCCTTGCCGACCGTGTCTGCGATCGCGGACACCTTCGACGGGTCGCGCCCGCCCGGGCGCCGCGCCATGTCGATGTCGGACAGCTTGACGTGGGGATCGAACTCCCAGGCGATGGCCGGGTCCTCGGACCAGTCGATGTCGCCCTTCGGGTAGGAGCGGAGCAGGTAGTCGTGGACGATCCGCGGCAGCTTCGAGTCGTTGTACCTGGTGCGCCACTTCATCAGGTCGGCGACCGTGGCCCCCTTGGCCTTGTCGGCCCCCTCGCCCGCGGAGGACGGCTCGAGTGCCGCGCCGGGCCCGGCGGCGCCGCCCAGGACGGCGGGCTTGTCCTTCACGGCGTCCTTGAGGTTGTCGGCGAACCGGTCGGCCAGCTCCTTGCGGCCCTTCCGGCGGTCCTTCTTCTTGTCCGACAGGAGCGCGGCGGCCGGGTCGTGCCTCGGCTTGGAGGCGTCCTTGCCGTCCGGCTTCAGCGCCTCCGCCAGGGCGCCCTGGGCGGGCGAGCCGCCGGGCCCCGGGGCGCCGCCGGGCCCGGCCGGGGCGGGCGCCGCGGGCGGCGGGACGGAGGGGTCGAGCGGGATGATGCCGGACGGCCCGCCGATGACGAACGGGGTCTTGGTGAGCGGCAGGTCCCAGGGGTCGAGCCCGTCGTCGATGCGCTGCTCGTCGATCGAGCGCTTGCCGATCGAGACGTCCGCCTTGTCGGCGTTCGCCTTCTGCTCGGCGTCCTGCTCCTCCTCGAAGTCGAGCCACTTCCACTCGAGGTCCTCCTGGCCCATGACCTCCTGGATCAGCCAGTCGAACTTCCCCTTCCACCACTTGCGCTCGGGCTCGGTCCGGCTCTCGACGACCGAGTCCTGCTGGACCTGGGCCATGCCCGCGCCGCCCAGGCCGCTGGTCCGGCCGCCCGGGACCATGCCGATCTCGTGCGGCTGGATGTGGAGGATCATCGCGACCTGCTCGACGATCGCCTGGTCGACCGCCTGCTGGAACGTCATGTCCTTCTGCGGCTCCGTCTTGGAGCCCGGCGGCAGGACGATCGCCCGGTGCTTCTGCCCGACGTCCCCGGCGATCCCGTTGATCAGGTCCTGGAGCCCGCGCTGCTGGGACGGTGTCACGTACGACTCGCCCGCGATGACGTAGACGCCCGGGATCGTCCCGTCGGTGAAGTAGTCGAGCAGGAAGCCCTGGCGCTGGATGCCGATCGTGACCGGGATCAGGGCCATCTCGATCGGGCTGAACCCGTACGGCGTCCACGTCCGCTGGTTCCGCGGCAGGTACAGCAGCTCGCGCCGCGTGTACTCGGCGTCCGGCTCGACACCGTCGAGGCCGTAGTCGACCGCGAGCTCCTCGACGTCCTCGTCCCGGGCCATCGCGGCGAAGTCCGAGCGGGGGACCCCCCAGAGGTACTGCTGGTACGCCACCTCCGGGAAGCGCGGCGAGGCGCCCCGGATGTTGACGAGCGGCCTGATCGTCTCGCCGTTGATCAGCTCGAGCTCGGCGACGCCGCAGCCGAACAGGCCCTTCCCCTTGACGCGCGTCGGGAGCGGGTGGAGGGTCACGGCGTCGATGACGAGCTGGTCCTCCTGCCCGGCCTCGAACCACGACTGGAACCCGAAGTAGTTCGAGTCGATGCGCTTGAACCACCGCACGACCTCGGCCGCCCGCGAGCGCTGGTCCTTCGCGGCCCCCTTGTCACCCTTCGTCCTCGACTGCGCGTCGCCCGTGGCGCCGACGTCCCAGTTGAGGCCTGACATCTCGTTCTTGCGGATGTTCAGCATCGCCCGGATCACGGAGTACCCGTCGGCGAGGCGGCGGAGCGTGGCGTAGGAGGCGAGCCGGTAGCCCTCCGTGCCTGGCTGTCCGACCGGGAGGTTCCAGCCGACGGGGTACTGCCAGCGGCGCGGGAGCGGGCGGCCCTCGTCGTCCCGGGGGACGACGTCGACCGGCATCGGCTGGATCGGGGACAGGGGCCCGAACGCCCCGGCGAGGAAGTCGTAGAACGGGGCCGGGAGGGCCGCGCCCCCGACCGGCGACCCGGCGACCCACTGGTTGTACGAGGCGGTCAGGGGCGAGGAGCCGGGACCGGCCAGCGCCCCCTGCGCCTGGGCCCTCGCCGCCAGTCCCGCTGCGATCGCGTTCGGGTTCGCCAGTACCGTCCTCCGGGTGAGAGGGGGGCCCCGGGGAGGGGCCCCGGCCAATCCTACGCCAGGCCCTTGGCCGTCAACCACGCCTCCACAGCCATAGCAGCGCGCCGGTTAGCGCCAGAGTGCCGAGCAGAAGCCCACACCCTGACGGAGTCGGCGAGGGCGGCGTCGGCGGGGTCGGGCCGGGGACCGGGGGCGACGGGAAAGGGGCGCCCCGTCAACGCCGTGTAGGCGTCGGCGAGGGCCTTCTGATCGATCCCCTGCTCGAATGTCCCGGTCCCGAGGTGCTCGGGCCAGATCACGACCCAGGCCTCCTCTGCCTCGCGCGCCCAGAACGCGTCGGTGAACGACGTCTCGGCCGCCCACGTGATGAACCGCTCGTCGGCGCCCGACGCGGCCCCGGTGTAGCCGCCCGAGACGACCGAGTGGCCGCCCTCCACCGGGCTCCCGGGGTGGTAGTCCCAGGGCCGCCCCGCGTCGAAGTCGTCCATGTTCGCCCTCTGGACGTTGATGCCGGTCCAGAGGAAGCCGAAGATCGCGAGCGCCGCCTCGACCTCGTCCTTGGAGGACAGGTCGACCTTGGCGAACGCGAGCGCCTTGACGCCGTCCGGGCCGCCCGTCGAGACGAGCCACTCGAGCAGCGTCTGGATGTCCATCCCGTCGTCCTGCGACGGGAATCCCGGGTTCTGGGTCTTGTAGACCTCGATCACGTCGGCCATCGTCGGGTAGCGCTCGCCCGGGCCGATGACGGCCGTGACGAGCCTCCGGACGTTCGCCCACGTCACGGCGACGCAGTCGCCGTACTGGTCGTTGCCGAGCATCTGCCAGCCGCCGCCGAGGGCGGCGAGGTAGTCCTCGCTCGCCGGGTGGGCCGGGATCTTCCCGGTGAGCAGCGGCCCGAGCATCAGCGCCGGGGCGCCCTTGGGGGGACGCCGCCCCAGCCTGTAGTCCACTTTGATCCTCCTACGCCTGGTGGAACACGACCTGGGACGTCTCGCGGACCAGCTTCCCGGCGAGCTTCCCGGTCTTGACGACGGCGAGCCTGTTGACCGACCCGGTCGAGCACGTCTTCCTGTCGACCGGCGTCGCGATGGGGGCGCCGGACGCGTGGCCGCTCCACGGGTAGTGGAGCCACTCGGCGACGCAGCCGGTCGGGGACATGCGGGCGTACTCGATGTCGCGCGTCCCGCTGGCGATCGTCATGTGCCAGGCGGGCGGCGGGACGGCCAGCTTCGCGGTCGCGATGTGCGCCCCCGGCAGAGCCCTGAAGTAGGCCGTGACGGTCGGCCACGAGATCGGCTCGCCGACCCATCCGTCGACGGTCGGCGGCACGAGCGGGTCGCACCACATCAGCGGCCCGTCGATGTTGTAGACCACGGCGGAGTGCCCGGCCGCGAAGCCGGGGTCCCAGCGCCTGTAGTGGTCGGGCAGCGCGGCGTACTCGCCCTGGACGCCGAGGAAGTACCCGCGGCCCGGCGCCGCCACGAGGGACTCGGTCACGGACGGCGACCAGCCGTAGCGGCGCTGGCACCCGGCCGCCATCTGCATGTAGGTCGAGCCGCCCTCGTTGGAGCCGCCCCCGGCCACGCGGAGCGCCTCGCGCTCGACGCCCGTGGCGGGCGGCTCGCGCGTGGTCCCGTACAGGGCGGCCCGGGCCAGCTCGACCCCGGTCGCCCAGGTGCACTCGACCACCGGGCTGTCCGGCAGCTCCGAGACGTGCTTGTGATGGTACGTCATGCCTCTCCCTCCTCGTACACTGACTCAGGCCAGACGACGTCCTCGTCCGTCCAGTCCTGCCAGTACTCGGCCTCGAGCGGCGTCGCTCCGTCGGGCCTGTACCTGATCCGCTTCAGGCGCGGGCACGCCCTCAGGTGCCAGCCGCCGCAGTGACCGCACGGGACGGTCCTGCGCAGGGCCGTCCTCGCCTCGGGCGAGACGACGGCCGGGGCGCGCGGCCGGTCCCTGACCCTGTCGGCCTCGCAGGCGTCCAGGGCCGCCTCGGCGCGGAGGGCCCGGGCGAGGTTGTCGGCCGCCTCCGACGCGGCGCTGGCGCGGGCTCGCTCGGCTGACCTGCGGGCGTAGTCGAGGATGGCGACGACGGCCACGATGGCGACGGCCTGGACTGCCACCAGCCAGTTCACGGCGGCCCCTCGGAGAGGCGCAGGGCGATCGCCTCGGAGACCCGTTCGGCGGCCTCGGCGATCCCGGGCCAGTCGACCAGGCTGACGACGTCGGCGGGGCCCGGGACGACGAGCACCCTGATGCCGAGATCCGCGGCCGCGTCGGCCAGCGCCGTCTGCAGGTAGTGCAGGTCGGCCTTGGTCCCGGACGCCGGGGCGTAGACGACCAGCGTCGGCGACAGGACGGCGAGCGCGGCGCGGCTCACGACGCCACCGCCTCCGGCGGCCTCATCCAGCGCGCCGCGGCCGCCTCGTTGGCGGCGGCGATGTAGAGCGCCGCCGCCCGCCTGACCTCGGCGTGCGTCGCCCACTGCCGCCCGGCCGACGTCCCCGTGTGGTGCCCTGCGCAGACGCCCCAGAGGTGCGCCGCGTCGTCGGGCGCCTTGGCCCCCATCGCGTGCCCGTCCGCGTCCGGGACGTGGTCGCCCTCGAGGTGCATCGCCGGGACCGGGCGGACGGCGTCGAGGAGCGCGCCGAAGCGGTCGCGGCAGGGCCCCGGGTCCGGCAGGCCCTGGAGCATCGGCCAGCGCGTCGCCCAGAGCGGGTGGTTCGCGAACCGGGCGACGCAGTCGCCGTCCCGCCACTTGACGTAGAGCAGGATCCGCTGGTCCATCAGTGCCCGATCACGAAGAGCTCGTAGTACACGTAGACGGTGATCGCGACGATCGGGCCGCCCCCCACGAGTACCCACCAGACCGCGCTGCCGTCGACAGCGTCGAGGATGCCGAGGGCGCGAGGGACCAGGACCGCCGCGAGCGCGACCGAGTGCCCGGACAGGAGCGCGAGATCCCTCTTGAGGAGGCGCGGAGGGCGGCGGCCGGTGCGGCGGAACTGCGCCACGCGGACGGCCGTGGACACGGCCCCGACCGCAAGCAGGGCGGCGTATACCGACACCAGCGATGTGGCGAGGAGCGATTGGGTTGCCGCATCCAACTACCCTCCGCCGCCTCCGTTCGCCTCGCGCTCGAGGTACACGGCGAGCATCCGCCGCACGTTGGCCTCGACGGCGCGGGCCCGCTTGATCGACCTGTCAGCCCGGCGCATGAGCGCCTCGGACGCGGCGCGCTCCTCTGCGCGCCTGGAGTCGCGCCCCCCGACCGGCTCACCCTCCGTCACGCTGGGCACGGCGGCTCCCGCCCTGGCGTAGTATGTCACGCTCGATCTCCCGCAGCAGCTCGGTGTGCTCCTCCATCACCTTGATGGCCTCGTCGGTCCGCTCCTCGGCCCTGAGCCTCGCCTCGTGCTCCTCGGCCCGGAGCCGCTCGGCGTACTCGAGCGACTCCGTGAGCCGCTCCGTCTCCTGCTGGGTGCGGAGCCGCCCGGTGGCGAGCATCCACGCGAAGACGATCAGGATCCCGAGCGGGACGCCGACATCGGAGATCAGCTTGCCGACGGCCTCGAAGTCCATTCGTCACCCGCCGCCCCCAGTCCCCCCGGACGTGTTCTCGGGCCGGGGCGGCCCCGGCAGCCAGTAGTGCGGCCCCGGCCATCCCTGGTGTCGACCCAGCAGGGGATCGTAGTACGCGTGAACCCCTGCGTCTCCCGAGTCGAGCGGCGCGTGCTCCTGGAGCAGCAGGAGGACGCCCGCCATCACGTCTGCGCGGTAGCGGGCCAGCTCGTGGTCGCGCCGCCGGAGCTCGCGCTCCAGCCCTCGGACGCGCCGGGCGAGTCCGCGCCCGCCCCTCTTGCGGGCCACGGGTCAGGCCGGTCCGTGGCCGAGGCGCAGCCTAGCCGCCGCCGCGGTCGACTCGAACGACTTCCAGAACAGCTGGTACGCGATGGTCCCGACGGCCGTGAACGTGGCGATGGCGGGGACGATGTTGTCGATCGTGAGGGCCTGCCCCGAGACGGGGACGGCGACGAGCCCGGCGACGACGTAGACCGCGATCGCGATCAGGGCGTTGTAGACGTCCGGCAGCCGGGCCTGCTTCAGGAGGCCCACGACGAGCGGGACGAGGACGGCGACCGCCGCCTGCCACTGGTCTGGAGTCAGGTTCACTTCGAGTCCTCCTCGTTGGAGTCGACGCGCGACGGGCTGGCCGCCCGGATCATCGCGACGGTGCAGGCGAGCGCCTCCCTGGGCGGCATGCCGGACGCGCGGAGCTGCTTCCAGAAGGAATGGACCGCGGCGGCCCAGGCCCGCGCGGCGGCGACGCCGTAGGTGTCCGATTGATCGGGCGCTTGGCTGTTCACCGCCCCATCCTAGCCGCCCGCGGGCGCTTCCGGTAGGGCCTCGGCGCACGGGCCGCACCTGGGCATCGCCCGGTGGTCGCGGAATCTGCAGTAGCCGAGGCTCGCGGCTCCCGTGACGCACCAGTTCCTGGGACCCGTGAACGGGTCGGCGGACCCGCAGGCGAGGACCGCGCGGCGCGCCCGCAGCGGGTCCGCCTCGTCCCGCTCGGTCCACCGCTCGATCAGGTGGGCGACGCCGTGGACGTGGTCGTAGAGGGTCGCGGGCTTCACGCCAGCACGACCGACGGGGCGTCGTGGAGGAGCCGCCACTCGCCGAGCAGGCGGCCGTCCTCGACCCAGACGCGCTCGAGGACCCGGAGGGGCCCGGCGTCCGAGGACGGGACGCCGATCAGCGACCGCACGAAGCGGGCGGCGTCCTCGGGATCGATCAAGTGCCCCAGGCCGATCGCCCGCTGCTCGTCGAGGGACGGGACGAGGACCGCGCGGTAGCCCCTCACGTCAGACCCAGCACGTCGGGTGGCCGTCGGCTACCTCGGCGAGGACCGTCCACGCGGCGTCGCGGAGCGAGATCGACGCCATCCGGCAGCGCCTGACCGTCTCGGCCCACCTCTCCGCCACCGGCCAGCCGGGCGCGAGGAGCGAGAGCAGGGTGCCCTCCTGCTCCTCGACCAGGGAGACGACGGACTCGGACACGATCAGGGGCCTGGGGGCCTGCTCGATCACGCGCCGTCCTCGTCGTCCAGGCGCGCCGTGGCGGCGGCCGCGGCCGCCACGTCAGACCGGTGCAGGACCGGGACGCTCTTGACGGCCGTGCAGGCGCAGGCGAACACGACGTCGTGGCCCGGCTCCCAGCCGATCCCGGACGGGATCCTGATCTCGACGAGCCCGACCGGCTGCCACGCGTGGATGTGGAGGCCCTGGGTCGACGTGGCCCTCGGCTGGGTCATGGGACCTCCTCGATCTCCGGCTGGCCCGGATCGCTGTGGTTCGGCGTCAGGCCGATGGCGTTGAGGCGGCAGGCCGAGATGACGCGGCCGCCCTGCGTGCGCTTCAAGTCTCCGAGGCTGGCGACCCCGGCCGCGATGCGCAGGCCCGCAGGCTTGTCGATCCCCAGCTCCCCCTCGGCCACGAGCGAGCCGTCCGGCGCCCGCGACACCACCGCCCGGCCGACCGGGTTGCGGTAGTCGAACTCGACGAACACCGTGACTGGATTGGTGAACTCGACCCCCGCGGGATCGATGAAGTTGCCGTCGAGGTCGGCCTGGTCCGCGAGCGGCCGGACGAGGGTGCCCCGGAAGCGCATCAGACGGCTCCCCGGATCGAGTCGAGCAGCGACGCGACGTTGAAGCCCGCGCCCACCACGGTGCCCGCGATGGCGAGCGAGGAGAGCAGCGCGAAGCCGCCCGCGTACCACCGGCCCACCTCGGCCCGCGAGGACCGCGCGCGCCACTCCAGGAGCCACGCTGCGGCGAGCTTGAGGGCCACGACGCCCATGACGCCGCCGCCCGCGTAGACGGCCCCCACGAGGGGATTGCGCTCGACGTGGGCGCCGTTCATGCCGACGAGCCACGCGAACGCGGCGAACGTCGCGGCGTCCGCGATCAGGGCGACGGTCAGGCGGCGGGCCTGCCGCCCCATGTACGGCTGGATGGTCACCCGGCCGCCCTCCGCGCCCGGCGCCTCGCGTTGGCCTCGGCTGCGTGGTCGCGCTGCCACTGGGCGTAGTACTCGCGGTTGCGGGCGTAGTGGCGGCGCTGGCACGCGGCGTGGAGCTCGCGGCGCCGGGCGGCCCGGGCCGGGTCCTCCTCCTTGCCCGGCCGCCCTGGCGCCCCCGCCGCTGGCGTGTCGGCGCCGGGGCGGTACCCGCCGATCGGCCTGCGGCCGTCGCGGATCATCATCTCCGGCCCTCACACGACTTCGGCAACGTGCCGCAGGCGTACAGGACGGCCCCCGCTGGCATCACGACCAGGCTGCCCAGTCCGGCGTCCCGTGACCGGCGGGCGAGCGAGTGGAGCTCGCCCTCGCGCCACATCGCGTCGCGGTAGAACCTGGCGGTCGGGTCGAGCCGCGGGGACCGGCGCCGGAGCGGGGGTGCCGGGCTGATCGGGAAGGCTGACCAGTCGACGAGCCCGGGCGCCGCCCGGCGGCCGCGCTTCGTCCGCTTCACGCCGTCCGCCTCTCGAATCTGCACTCGAGCCCCCGGAGGCGGCGGTCCGGCCTCAGCGCGAGGCCGTACCCGCCGGGGGCGACCGCGACGGCCTCGGGCGAGGCGTAGACCCTGTCGCGGGCGGCGATCCGGCGCCCCCTGGTGAGGGCCGCCAGCGCCTCGTCGACGTTCGAGGGCGTGACCTCGAACGGGCAGCGCTCCGCGATCAGCCCGTGCTGGCAGCCGTGGAGCGTCACGGCCGGAGCTCCATTCCCCTCGACTTCCGGGGCCTGGTCGACGTCGGCTTCGGGACGGGCGACGGCGGGCGCGCCGAGAGGGGTGGGTCTCCCGGCGCGCCCGCATCCGGTCCAGGCTGGCGCCCGGGACCGGATGCGGGCGGCGGGGCCGGGACCTCGCCACCCGAGGCAGACGCCGGGGACCAGCTGGGCGTCCAGACGCCGATGACCCTGCCGTACGCGGTGACCTCGGCCGCGCCGGTCAGGCGTCGCCACGTCTTGTCGAACTCGGTCGCCGTCACGCTCTTCATCCCCGGGATCATAGCACTCCGGGGACTGGGCGTAAACCCCTATTCTTTGGGGAGTTCGCCGGGGATCGCGGGAGGGTCCGACAAGAGCGCCGCCAGCCCGGCGACCGCGAGCGCGACGGCCTCGTCGGCGGTCGCCGCCCCGGAGGACCCGGAGTAGAGCTTGCGGGAGGCGCCTCCCGGGTAGACCTTGGCGCCCCACGTGCCGTCGCCCGACAGCTCGACGTGGGCGAGCCGCGGCCCGAGCGGCGTCTGGACCGAGCGCCACGTCCCGACGCGCGCGAGGTCCGCGGGCTCGCGGGGCAGGTCGGGCGGCAGCGGGGCCCGGGCGCCCTCCGCCCTGGCCTCGGCGTCGTCGGCCGACGTCTTGGCCCAGAGGGCCCCGGCGAGGCCGACGAGCGCAAGGCCGAGCAGGACCCAGAGCCAGGACGGCGCCGTCACCGGCGGAGCCTCCGGCGCGCCATCGTGGCTACGGCGATCGCGACGGCGCGCCAGTAGCGGGGGTGCCACCTCTTCGGCTTGTAGCCCACGACGCGGGCCGTGACGCGGCCTGTCCCCGGCTCGCGCTCGTACGCGATCGTCGCGACCGCCCAGCCGTTGTCGACCTGCTCCGTCCTGACAGTCTTGCGGCGCCTAGGCACTAGGGCCCTCCTACCAGCGGTTGATGATGCGCAAGAGGTCGGCGTCCGAGATCATACCAGCCTCCATTCCCTGATCATCTCCGCGAGCCGGTCCGCCACGGCGGGCGGCCCCGGGCGCGTCCCGGCGGCCCGCGCGTTCGCCACGTACATCGCCCTGAGCGCCTCCAGCGCGGCCGTCGCCTCCTCCGGGTGGCGGGACGCCATCTCGAGCCCGACCGCGAGCCCCGTGAGCGGCCCCGACGAGGCCTCCGGCCCCTCCACGGTCATGACGAACACGAGGGCCTGGAACAGCGACGGACCGGCGGCGCTCACCAGCGCTGGTCCGCGAAGCCGAAGGACAGGCGAGACAGGGCGGCCCGGGCCAGCGGCCTGTCGGCCGGTGCCAGGGCCTCCACCTCGCGCGCCCGGTAGACCCGGGCCGCGGAGACCTCGGCCGGGGTCGGCGGCTCGCGGCGCCGCGAGTACCTCCGGTCCCGCTCGGCCCAGGCGTCGAGGAGCGGCATCAGCGGCTCCCTCTCGGCGGCCGCGGGGGGCGGCTCGCCCAGGACCCCGCCGCACCACGCGCACTTGTCGTCCCGCCCCTCGTAGCCGTGATGGCAGTGGACCCCGCCGCAGGCGCGGCACGGCCGTGTCCTCACTGGATGATGATCCTGCGGCGGGCCTCCTCGGCGGAGATGGTCCCGGTCAGCCTCGCCTGCTCTGCCTCGGCCTTCGCGCGCTCTCCGGCGATCAGCGCCGTCAGCGCTCCGGTGACCCAGCCAGCGACGGACAGCGCCTCCTCGACGGTGATGTCGCGCGGCACGCTCAGCACCACCGGCCTGGCCTTGTTGTTGTCCAGGATCACGCGCGCCGTCGCGATGACGGTCTCGGGCTCGGCCCCGGGCTCGGCCTCGTCGCTCACCCCTTGGATCCTCCTCGGGCGTCGGGGCAGGGCGCCCCGCGCATCCTACCGCGCGGCCGCCAGCGCGCGCGGCGCCGGTGCGCGCCGGGCGTAGAGGCGCCGGACGGCGTCGCAGCGGCCCCGGTCGGCGCTGGCGCGCGCCTCGCCGGTCCTGTCCTGGGCCGGGCGGTGCCAGCCGCGCGGCTGGCCGCAGCGGCGGCACTCGGTCCCCTCTCCGTACTCGAACTCGTGACCCATCTCGGTCCCTCCCGGCGCCCGGGGCCGCCCGCGCGGTCCCCACGACACCATCGTACCGTACTAGTAAAGGGGGGTTTGGGGGGGTTGGGGGGGTCAGTGGGCACCGTTCCCGCCGCCGCCGTAGACCGTCCACGCGATCTCGGCCGGGCGCTCGGGCTCCCTCGACCTGGCCTCCAGCGCGCCCGCCATCTCGAGCGCGATCTGCGACTTGACGTCCTGGCCGCCGTCCGCGTACCACTCCGCGACCCTCCGGAGCGAGGCGCGGACCTCCGCCCACGTGGCCGGGTCGTAGGCGGGCGGCTCCCCGGCCTCGACCATGTCGGCGGCGTCCCTGTCCCGTGGCGAGAGCTGCGCGATGCCCGGCCCTGCGTCGCCGCCGCCGCGCCAGAACTCGATCCCGGCCCCCAGCGCGCCGCGCCGCTCGAGCTCGGGGTCGCCGAACTCGGCCGGGGCGCGCTCGCCGCACGACGGGCACGGCCGCCCGGCAACCCAGATGAACATGTGCCCGCACTTGGAGCAGGTCCAGACGCCCATCGCGTAGGCGATCGACTCGGACGACCACCCGGCGAGGCGGACGGCATGGGCCAGCCCGTCAACCTGGTCGTCGTGGGCCCCGTCCGGGAAGAACGATGCCTCGGCCGCGAACTCGTCCCACCACGGGGGCGGCGGGTCCGGCCGGAACACCATCAACTGCCCGGCGCGCGCCTCGAGCAGGCGGGCGCGGACCGTCTTCTCCTTGTCCGCCTTGACCGGGACGATCGGCAGCATCGTGCGCCGCAGGGCCTCCTGCACGGCGGCCGCCTGGTACGCGACCGACTCGATGCCGACCGCGGCCAGCGTCCCGGACGGCTCCTCCGACCAGCGGCGCCCCATGTCCCCGATCTCGGCGAGCGTCCTGTTGAAGTCCCAGTGGCCGCGGCGCTGCTCCAGGAGGTAGACCTCGTTCGAGGCCGAGACGCCGACCGTCCAGCCGCATGTGTAGTCCGCCTGCTCCCTCGTGCTGATGGCGAGGTCCCAGCCCTGGTAGAACGTCAGGCCCCACGGGGCCCGCCGGAACGTCGGCCAGCGCTCCGGGAAGAACATCTGGACCCCGGACGGCCGCGGCTCGTTCAGGTACTCCTGCGGCCAGGCCAGGAGGTCCGCCCGGTCCAGCTCGCGCTTGCGCTTCCGGAGGGCCGGGACGCTCCACATCTCGGGCCAGATCTGCGAGCCCTCCGCCCACTCGGGCAGGCCCGGGCGCCAGACCGACTTCGCGACGTCCACGATGTGCCACGTCTGCGCCTCGTCCTCGGACAGGTCCGGGTCGCCCTCGATGAGATGGGCGTAGAGGTCGTCGAAGTGCTTCCGCGTGCCGAGGACGACCAGCTTGCCTCCAGCCGAGAGGACGGGCGCGACCTCGCGGGCCCACCACTCCCGGGTCGCCTGGCGGACGAGCTCACTCTTGACCGACTTGGCGCTCTCGACGTCGTCCACGATGAGGAGGTCGCAGTGGCGCGAGCTGATCTGGGCGCCCTGGCCGACCGAGAACACGGACACGTCCTTGCCGCTGATGCCGTCCGTGCCGGTCCGCGCGTCCGAGAGGACGAACTCGTGGTCGGTCCACTGGTCGCCGCGCCAGTCGGCCCCGCCGTTGAAGTCCCGGCGGAGCGCCTCGTTCCCCTCGAACTCGTAGCGGAGCTCCTTGAGGAACTTCATCGCCAGGTCGTCCGAGCCGGAGATGATCCCGACCCGGAGCCGGTGGTCCTCCGCGAGGCGGCGGAGGGCGTACGTCAGGACGACCGACGTCTTCGCGTGCTCCCGTGGCCCCTGGATCAGGATCCGGTCGAGCTCGGGCGCGTCCAGCGCCGCGTACCAGACGTCGTGGAACCACGGGGTGGCGACCCGTCCCCGGAACCGCCTGTAGCCGTCCGAGAACGAGCGCGTCGACATGGTCCGCCGCGCCTCGCGGGCGCGCATCGAGGCGAACCTCTCGGCGCGGACGGCGTCCGCGAGGAGGTCGACCGCCTCGACCGAGAGCTCCGGCCAGCGGCCCCTAACGCGCAGCGCCAGTAATCGACCCCATTCTGCTCAGTCGCCCTCGGCGAGCCACGGGGCCAGCCGGAGCGCGGCCCGCTCGCGGAGCGAGAGGGCGCCGCGCCTGGCCCCGAGCCACCTGACGCGGAGCCGCCTCGCCAGCCGGGTGCGGCGCGGCCGGACCTCAAGGTCGTTCTGGATGACTCTCATCGTTCCCTCTCTGCAACTTCGCCTTGATGTACGCGTCGACATGGGTCTGGAAATATCGTCGATCGCCTCACGACACGAGCCCAAACTGGAGGTCGCCCTCGTCGAGCGGCCCGGCCCCGTCCTGCGTGAACGGGCCCCACGTCAGGCCGCCGTCGGCGCTCACCTGCCCCTTCCCCGGCGCGACGCACGAGAGGCCGTAGTGCGTCCCCTTGCGCACCGCGAACACGGCGTAGACGGTGTCGGCGGGGCAGGACAGGCGAAGTTCGTTCCCGGTGGCGTGCCCGATGAACATCGCGGTGACGAGGCTCGCGCTGCACCCGTCCTTGCCGTACTCCGGCTGGACGGCCACGGACGAGGCGGGGATCGACGCGCTGAGGCCGCCGAAGTTGACGAGGAGCGGCGACGTGCCCGAGACGCGCATGACGCGGAGCGTGACGCCGCGCGCCAAGACCGGCGACGGGAACAGCTCGCGCGCCATGAGCTGGCCGGACACCTGCTGCGGCGAGCGGACCCACACCTCCATGTAGCCGAGGCCCTGCCGCGTGCCGTCGGCGTAGGCGACCTCGATGATGGGCGAGAAGCCCGGGCGCTCCGCCCACGGCCCGGGGCCGGACTTGAGCAGCGTGGCCCAGTCGGAGTCGGGGAGGGTCGGCTGGCGAGGGCTGGTGGGCGTGCGGAGGAACAGGTCGTCGACGCTGCTGTAGTTGGCCGCGGGGTCGGGGTCGGTGTTGCGGTAGACGAGGTGGTAGAGCCTCCCGGGCGTGACCGTCGCGGACAGCGGCACGAGCGGGAAGTCGTCGGGCGGGTTGACCTCCGTCGCGCCGCCCATGACGCGACCGGACGGGAGGCCCGTGCCGTCGTCCTCCTCGACGGTGATCGACCACGTGCCGCCGGTCCCGGCGCCGTAGCCGGGGTGCGTCGCGCCGATGTTGTAGCCCCGGATCGACACGACCTGCGGGCCGGTGGCGCGGAACCGCTGTGAGACGGCGTTCCGGGACGGGCCGCCGACCTCGGTGTTGGCGAGCGAGTCGGCGAACGCCGAGCCGACGGGGGGCGCGGGGGCGGGGTTGTCGGGTTGAGTCTGGAGCGCCTTAACGGCCGCCTCCAGCGCGGTGACGCGGGCGTCGAGCGCGGCGTCGGCGGCGGCGCGGGCGGACGCCTCGGACGCGAGCGCCGACTGGAGCGCGTAGGGCGAGAGGTCCGGGTCGGTGACGGGGGACGTCCACTTCTTGGCGGAGTCGAGGTGGCGGTGGGTGGTCACGGCTTGTCCTCCTCGTATGCGTCGGCGATGGCGTCGGCCAACTCTCGGCCTGCGCCGCCTCGCGCAGCCTGTCGTCAGTCATGGTCAGTCTCCTCGTCCCTGAGGATCAGCGTCGTTGCGTAGTGCCGGAGGATCGATGCGACCGACGCCGCCTCTGGATCGCCGCGCTCGATGAACACAGCCCAGAGCGCATCGGCTAGCCGGTCGCACTCGATCCGAAGGTCCACCGGCGCGGCAGGGGCGGGCTGGGCGGGCTGATTCGCCCTGATCCACGCCAGCGCCTTGGGGCCGAGATTGCGGCAGTACAGCAGCCGGTAGTCAGGCTGGGTCGCGGCCCACGCGAGCAGCATCTCGCGCTGCTCCGTCGCGGCCCGATACGCCCTCCGTGTGTAGCGGGTGTCGGCCGGGGTCGATGGATGGTTGCGGTAGAGCGCGAGCAGTGCCCGCTTCTCGGCGGGATCGCGTCGAGTCATGCCGTCCTTGGCCTGCGCCGCCGGGACTGCGTTCACGGACGCGACGATGAGCTCCGCGTCGCCATCGGCCATGGCGGACACCGACGCCACGCGGAAGCCGTCCGCGGCGGTGATCCAGCGGCTCCCCGCGGCGTCCTCGCCGAGGGACCACGGCGTCGGGTGCGTCATGGCTCGACCGCCCGGAAATGGTGGGCCGTGATGGTCCGGCAGCACTCGCACGGCTTCCACTCCGGGTCGTCCGGGTACTCGCTGCACGGCGCCTCGTTCCAGTCTGACACCCGCACGCCATCCTCCAC